TGCAACTGAAATGACGGAAGATGACACATTAAATGTGGTTCAAGACCCAGATGCTACTGAAGATGGAATGGGTATGTTTGAAGAAAAAGAAATTGACGAAAAATTTGAATCAAAAAAACAACAAAAATATTTCTTTGCCAAATGTGGCGATGGAAAAACAAAAGAACAAAAAAAATGGTGTAAAATGGCTGATGAGTTTGCAGAAAAGACTAACTTTGCTAAACTTCCTGAAAAGAAAAAAGAAACAAAAGAAGAATTTGGTATGGGTGACTATAATAAAAAAATAGCATCTGTTGTGTCTAATTTACATATGAAAAATTTAGACCAAACAACAACACCTAATGTTGAAATTTTTGGGGAGAGTGAAATAGAAAAACATATTATGAGACTCGTAGAAAAACACATCACACCTAAAATGTCTAAAAAAGATTTTAATAATCTTTTAGAAGGAGACACAAAAACTGCACCCGCAAAACCAAAGGTTAGTCCTGGTACAAAACCAAAACATCCGTTCCAACCTGACCCTGATAAAAAAGGGGCTCCTAAAGCGATGAAAAAAGAAGTTGGTGAAGGAACTGAAGTTGCTCCGGCAAAACCAAAAGTTAGTCCTGGTACAACACCAAAACATCCTTTTGCTCCGGACCCAAGTAAACAAGGGGCTCCAAAAGCAATTAAAAGAGAATTACCAAGTTTTTTAAAATTTAATCAGTTAGGTCTTAAAACAAAATAGTTATGAGCGTAAATTTAAAAATGGAGAAAATATTAAAAGTCAAAAGTGACTTAGATAAAAAATTAGTTAACGAAGGGTTAACCGGTAATCAACAAACTATGTTAAACGAAATAAATCGTCGTTTAAATGAAGCTCCTGTTAGTTATGATGGTCCTGAAAGAATGGAACCGGGTATTGAAAGACAAATCAATCAAAGAGAAACACCATATAACGAACATCCGGGATTACCACAAGATGGTGATAGAGATTTTGTTGAACTAGTTTCTTCACAACGATTTAAAGACTCTGTAGATAAAGTAAGAAGATTTTTAGGTGATACTACACCAATACAAGGAGATAATCCAATGATGGGACTAATGAGTTCTGTTATGGGTAGTTTACAACAAATTAAAAGAGTTGAAGTTCAACACAAAGAATATCTTGAAAATTTGGCAGTTAATTTAGTTAAGAAAGAATTAGGTATTCCTGAAGGTCAATTACAATTTGATGTAGAATTAGTTAGTGGTCCGATGGGAGCGTCTGAAGGAATGCAAACACAACCTGAACAACCGGATGAAGAAGATGTAGAAGAAGCGTTCAAAGAGAGTGAAGAACACCAAGAAGAAATAGAAGACTTTATGGATTCTATGGAAAAATTTAATTTAGAGAAAGCAAAAAGAAGAATGATTAATTCATTAGTTCAAGGAGCAGCATTTAAAGGTGGTCATATGTATACGTTAGTTAGTGATGAGATAAATAGATTAAGTCCAAACTTATTAAATTTATACGGTGTAACACAATCACTAATGGAACATTTATATTGGTTATATCCGGATATGGAAAATATGGCTGGTGGTGGTGGTGGTCAAATGGGACAATCAGAATCAGACCCTGAAACTGACCCACCAACAATTAAAGCAAAAGCATTCACGTTTCCTTTATTGGTTCACGAGATAGTTAAAGGTATTTATTCATTATATGGTGACCAAGGCTTACCAAACGACCCTGTTCAAAGAAGTATGGTTGTTGGTGCTGAAGATACATTACCAGCAGAAATTTGGGATTCAAGATTAGGTCCTGTGTTTTGGGAAAAATTCAGAGAATCTTGGCCTGATAAATTATACGAAGACGACCAAAGACATCTACAACAATACTTATTTATGAAATTGTCTCAATTAGAGGCGAAGGACTTTGTAGTATTATCAAAAGCTATTATGGCTGATAAACCTGAAGCAAAAGAGGTAATAAATAGAATGGTTAACGAAATCGTTGAAATCCTTAAAAAACACGAATATGAATCAAAAATGTCAGATGACGAAGATGGTGAGGATGATAGTGAAAATTATGGAGATTACGGATTTGATGACTTAGATGACTTAGACGATATTGATTTATCTTCGTTAGGATTCTAAAAATTACCGACAACATTATGTATGTCGAATTTAACAAGAGAACAAGTATTAATAGAATACGTAAAATGTAATAGAGATGTTGAATACGCACTTAAAACGTATTTAGAAACATATGATAATACGGTTAAAAAATATGTTCCATTGGAACTTTTCCCTGACCAATTAGCATTACTCAACGATTACGAAGAATACAATGAGAATATAGCATTAAAGTACAGACAGGCCGGGGTATCAACAGTTACCGCGGCTTGGATGTCACGTAAACTTATATTTGCAAGAAAAGACGCTCCCGAGAAAATATTGATTATTGCCAACAAGTTGGATACATCATTGGAGATGGCGAACAAAATAAAAGCGTTCGTTGGTCAATGGCCGTCTTGGACCGGTGTTGAATTTGATAAAGCCAAAAATTCCCAAAAACATTATAAATTAACAAATGGATGTGAGGTTAAAGCCGTTGCAACATCTAAGGATGCCTTGCGTGGATTTACACCAACCATACTTGTATTTGATGAGGCGGCCTTTATCGAGGCCGATAGTGATTTCTGGTCTGCCTGTATGGCGTCCCTATCTACGGGGGGTAAAGTAATTGTGGTATCAACACCCAATGGTTACGACCAAATTTATTATGAAATATATGACCAAGCATTACGTAATATGAACGACTTCAAAATTACGGAGATGTTTTGGTATAGAGACCCAAGATACACTAGTGATTTATTTTTAGTTAAAACAAACGATATCATTCATTATCTTTTAAATAAAGAAGATTATAAATCAGATGAATTTATTGATTGGTCAAAAATACCTTATAAAGATAGAAACTATGTAGAATTAAGAGTTCTTATGGATGCCGGTTACAAACCTTGTTCTTCTTGGTTTGAAGCGATGGTTAAGAAATTAAAATACGATAAACGTAAAGTATCTCAGGAGTTAGAATGTAACTTCTTAGGTTCCGGAGATAACGTATTTGATTCTCTTATGATGCAAGATATTCGTGAAAATCAAGTGAAAGAACCTGTTAGTAAAATGATGGGTAATGCTCTTTGGATTTGGAAAGAACCCGTTGTTGGACATAAATACATTATGGGTGTCGACGTTTCTCGTGGAGATTCAGAAGATTTTAGTTCATTTCAAATTGTCGACTTCGATACAATGGAACAAGTTGCCGAATTTGTCGGTAAATTACCACCTGACACTATGGCAGAAATTTGCCATAAATGGGCGACAATATATTCTTGTTTCATTGTAATTGATATTACCGGTGGAATGGGGGTATCAACATCAAGAAAACTACAAGAAATGAATTATCGTGATTTATATGTTGATGGTGTTGATTTATCTAATAAATGGAAATACGACCCAGCTGCGGCTGATAAAATTCCCGGAATAAATTTTAATAATAAAAGGGTTCAAATTATTGCGTCATTTGAAGAGGCGATGAGACATAAATTCAGAATTTATAGTTCTCGTTTATATAATGAAATGAACACCTTTGTATATATCAATGGTCGACCTGACCACCAAAAAGGACATCACGACGATTTAATTATGTCAATCGCGATGGCCACTTACGTTGCGGAATCTTCATTTAGTAAATTAACAAAGGTTACAGAACATACTAAAGCAATGTTAGATTCTTGGTCTGTTAATAATAATGAGGCTATTAAAGAAAGTATTAATTTTGACCCTGTGATACCTATGTATCAAAATAGGGTTAACCAATTTAATGGTCAACAAGTCAGTAAAGACGATTATGCAAAATATGGCTGGTTATTTGGAGTTAGGTAATATTTATCAAATAAAGAATAATGGGTTTAACGGAAAGAAAAAAGTCAGGTAGGATATTTGACGGGTCATTACTTAATGTTCCGGGCCAAGGAATATTGACCAAAAAAATTCAATCTTCATTTACAAAAAATTTACCTTATCAATCTGATATTAATGGGGGAGTACCTCCGTTACCTACACCGTCTATTACACCATCGTCAACTCCATTATTACCTTGTGACTTTACTGGTGTAGATATTACTACACAGACACCTACACCAACACCGTCAAATACTCCTACACCAACTATTACGCCAAGTACAACACCATTAAACTGTGATTTCACATATGTTATTGGTTCTATTACAAATACCCCAACACCTACAAATACGGTAACACCAACAAATACTCCAACAAATACGGTAACACCAACACAAACACCAACAAATACTCCAACAAATACGGTAACACCAACATATACTCCAACTCCAACGGTTACACCTGCGGAATGTAGCATTTCATTAGATAATGTTGTATTAATCTCAGGAACAACTTGGGCTTATTACTTTAATAATTTACCAGCAAATTGTGAACAATTATTCTTATCATATTCGTTAGATAATGATAATTGGACTTCAATTGAAGTTAATGATTGTTATACAAATCCAGCCTTATATGATATCGGTCCACTTGGTGATGTTTTAATTTATTTTAGAATAACTCAAGAATGTGGTGGATATCCAACAACATCAAATGTTTTCACTAGTTGTACTAATTGTGGTTATTATGAATTAAGTGGAACTTATTTCCCTGTATTTGGGTCGTACTCTACTTTTGAATATATCCCTTGTGATGGAAGTAGTCCAGTCACAGTTAATGTTGATAATAGTTATCTTCCATTTATCCCACCACCTGTAGTAAATGTTTGTGCCAAATGTTCTTATGGTGTGGTAAAACTAATAGGTAAAGGTTCTTATACTTTAATAACAAATATTTGCCCAAGTCCTACACCAACACCAACTCCAACTCTTACCCCAACACCTACAGTTACATTAACACCAACATTAACAAATACCCCAACTGAGACCCCAACAAATACACCAACTGAGACTCCAACAAATACACCAACTAATACTCCAACACCTACACCAACTAATACATTAACACCAACATTAACACCAACAAATACTGAAACTCCAACAAATACACCAACTAATACTGAAACTCCAACAAATACACCAACTAATACATTAACGTCAACACCAACATTAACACCAACTAATACATTAACACCAACACCGACAATGACGCCAACACCAACAAATCCATATGCACCGGGTAATAATGTATTTGTCGATAATTTTACTAGAGCCGCGGTTAGTCCGGGTGGTACTCCATCAATTGCATACACATCTACAATAACAAATCTTGGTAATATTGGTATTGGTGCGGGAATTTTCCTAAGAATGAGGTCGGACACTACTCTCACAACAGGTAGACTTTATACTATGTCAACGTATACTTTAGTCGGTAATCCTAATTTCTATTCTCAATTAAATTTAAACCCAACAATTGTTAATTGGTCTGTGAATGTAAGGAATAATTACAACGCAATTTTAGATGGGTTTGATTCAGGTCTTTTTGGTCAAGCAGTTATTTTAGCATCAAATGGTAGTGACGTATTGACTAATGGTAATGGATACGCATTAGTTTATGGTGGTTCAGGAACTAGACAGTGGAGATTAGTTAGTTTCACAGGAGGATTACAAGCAAACGCTAATATAACAACAATTTTATCAACACCATTGTCACCAGGATTTTCGGATACGGATTATTTAAGCTTAAAAGTGTCTTACAATTCAACAACAAATAATTGGACTTTATCTTTTAGAAATGATGGTAATTCTGATTGGATAGATTCTAGATTAACAACAGGATATAGTACCCCTAGTTCAGCAACAAATTCAACATATACCAATGTAACATTAGATTCGTTCGGATATTTCTATAATTTTGGAGCAACACCAACTTTAGTCAATTCTCTTTTTGACAACTTTAACGTATATTACAATTAATAAAATATGGGAACAATTATAGAAATATTAACAACAAATTACGACGGACAATTATCCGATATTACCTTTTACCCTTGTTCGGGGGGAAGTATTAATATTGGGCAAGTTACCTTACCATATAATTACGAAACAGAAGATTACTACGGTACATATGTTATTTATATACCTAATTACGATAAAACTTGTGAATTAGTTGTTCCTTGTTTGTCCCCAACACCAACATTAACACCAACAAATACGCCAACAAATACACCAACAAATACACCAACAAACACTTTAACTCCAACAAATACCGAAACACCAACAAACACACCAACATATACTCCAACAAATACGGTAACACCAACGTATACTCCAACACCAACATATACTCCAACACCAACGGTTACTCCTGCGGAATGTAGTATTACGTTAGATAATGTTGAATTAATCTCAGGAACAACTTGGGCTTACCACTTTACTAATTTACCGGCAAATTGTGAACAATTATTCTTATCATATTCATTAGATAACGATAATTGGACTTCAATTGAAGTTAATGATTGTTATACAAACCCAGCCTTATACGATATTGGTCCACTTGCTAACGATATTTTAATTTATTTTAGAATAACTCAAGAATGTGGTGGATATCCAACAACATCAAATGTGTTCACTAATTGTACTGATTGTGGTTATTATGAATTAGACGGTGGTTTAGGTAACGGAGGTATTTCAACTTTCCAATACCAACTTTGTAGTGGAGGTGCTCCGGTTACCGTGAATATCCCACAAATAGAAACTATTCCAACAAATAAAGTTTATGTATGTGGTAAATGTTCATATGGTATAAATAAATTAACTATATCAGGTAGTTATGAGTTACTTACAAATGTTTGTCCTTGTGATTTAACAGGGGTTGACCTTCCTTCACCTACATTAACACCAACAAATACCCCAACACCTACGTATACACCATCACCAACACCAACACCTTTACCTCCATTTATTTCAGTTTGGAGAACAACAACACCATCTGAAAGTATTACATTACCATATTTAATTGATGGTACTTATGAAGGTATTATTGATTGGGGTGACGGTAATACATCAGTAAATTCATACGCAAATAGAACACATACATATACCTCATCAGGTGACTATACAGTAACAATTACAGGAACTATTAAACGATTTACTTTCGCATCTACATCACAATTTAATTATATTAATAATAGTAAAATTAGAGAAATACTACAATGGGGTTCGATTAATTTAGGTAGTGACTATAATAATTTTTACAATTGTGTTAATTTAATATTAACAAATGTGACGGATGTTTTAAATTTATCTGAAAAACAAACTTTAATATCTTTATTTCATAATTGTAATTCAATAACTACAATTAATAACATCAATAGTTGGGATATATCGAATATTACAGATATTAGTAATACGTTTTATAATACTCAATTTAATCAGGACATTAGTGGATGGGATGTTTCAAATGTGAATGTTATGAATTATACATTTTATAGTACACCATTTAATCAAGACATTAGTGGGTGGGACGTTTCAAATGTGACTAGTATGTTCGGTATGTTTTGGGATACACCATTTAACCAACCTATAGGTATTTGGAATGTTTCAGGCGTTACCAATATGGGTAATATGTTTACTAACTCTACGTTATTTAACCAACCGTTATCGGGATGGAATGTGTCTAATGTAACTAATATGTCTCAAATGTTTGCGGGGACCGCATTCAATAGACCTATTGAAAATTGGGATGTTTCAAAAGTTAGTAATATGTACTATATGTTTAATAACGCTACGTCATTTGACCAACCATTATCCGGATGGAATGTAAGTAAAGTGTTTGTTATGCAAAATATGTTTGCGGGAACTCCATTTAACCAACCTATTGGAAATTGGAATGTATCGGGTGTTACTAATATGGGTTATATGTTTTATAACAATTTAGTATTTGACCAACCATTATCAGGGTGGAACGTATCAAGAGTTCAAAGTATGGCGGGTATGTTTTATGGTTGTATTCAATTTAATCAAGATATTACTGGTTGGGATGTGTCAAAAGTTGTTGGTATGAGTCAAATGTTTGTTAACACACCATTTAACCAACCTATAGGTATTTGGAATGTTTCAGGCGTTACCAATATGGAAAGTATGTTTGTTAATGCTACGTCATTTGACCAACCATTATCAGGATGGAACGTGTCTAATGTAACTAATATGTCTCAAATGTTTTACAATAGTCCATTTAACCAACCAATTGGAAATTGGGATGTATCAAACGTTACCAATATGGGTTATATGTTTTATAGTACACCATTTGACCAACCGTTATCAGGATGGAGTACAAGTAATGTTCAATCTATGACCGCTATGTTTTGGTCGTCACCATTTAATCAACCAATTGGAAATTGGGATGTTTCAAGTGTTGTTAGTATGAATTTAATGTTTAATGACACACCATTTAACCAACCATTATCCGGATGGAATGTGTCAAATGTTGGTAATATGACTAGTATGTTTCAAACAAGCCCATTTAATCAACCAATTGGAAATTGGGATGTTTCAAGTGTTGTTAAAATGGCAAATATGTTTAATAATAATTCATCTTTTAATCAACCAATCGGAAATTGGGATATATCTAACGTAAATGATTTTACGGGTTTTATGGCGAGTAAAACATCGTTAACATTCTCAACATTAAATTTAGACAATATTTACAATGGATGGTCGACCAAAAATCCTCAAATAGGTAGAACAATAACCTTTGGTTCGGCCAAATACACATCAGCAGGTTCTGCTGGAAAATCAATCTTAGAAGGAACCGGTAGTGGTGAATATGGTTGGTTTATAACAGATGGAGGAATTTAAATATGACTAAAAAATTTAGAATATCGACAGATAATTTTGACGGATTTACCGCAGATATTACCTATTACCCATATACAGGTGGTACAATAAATTTAGGAACACAAATGTTACCATATGATTATAACACAGATTATTTTTATGGGATATATGAAGTTTACATACCATATTTTGATAAAATTTGTATTATAGATAATCAACCACCCGTTTGTGATTTAATTGGTAGTTTTACAAGTCCATTTATTTCCACTTGGAAAACAGACAATGATGGTGTTAGTTTATCTAACCAAATATTTTTAAATTTAGATTCATCAGGTACTTATAATTTTGTTGTTGACTGGGGTGATGGTAGTTCTGATAAAATAACTACGTGGGACCAACCTGAAACTACACATACCTACAATGTTATTGGGACTTATGTAATAACAATAACGGGTGTTATTGAAGGATTTAATTTCAATTATAATGGTGATTATGGTAAAATTTTAAATGTTTTACAATGGGGTTCACTTAAATTAGCGGATGGAGGTTATCAATTTGCATATTGTTTTAATTTAAATTTATCTACGGTTAACGATGTTTTAGATATTTCTAACTTAACGTCTATTGACGGGATATTCCAAGAATGTTATTCTTTAACCGCAGTTAATAATATAGAACAGTGGAACATTTCAAATTTAACAAGTTTAAGTTCATTATTTTCAGATTGTGGAAGTTTTATTCAACCACTGAATGATTGGGATATTTCAATGATAACTAATATGAGTTATATATTTAATGGGTGTTACCAATTTAATCAACCATTAAATAATTGGAATGTTTCAGGTGTTACCAATATGAGTAATATGTTTCAATCAACCCCATTTAATCAAGACATTAGTGGGTGGGATACCTCAAGTGTTACCAATATGAGTTATATGTTTGCGGGGGCATCATTTAATATAGATATAACAGGGTGGGATATTTCAAACGTAACAAATATGTCCGGTATGTTTGCAGGGGCAACAGCATTTAATCAACCTATTGGTGTTTGGAATATGTCAGGTGTTACTAATATATCCACAATGTTCCAATATAATACAGTTTTCACTCAAGATATTACAGGGTGGGATGTATCAAATGTAACGAATATGTCGTATATGTTTCAAGGTTCAATTTTTAACCAAAACATTACCGGATGGGATGTTTCTAACGTTACTAATATGTCAGGTTTATTTATGAATCCATTTTTTAATCAAGCCATAGGAATTTGGAATGTATCAGGTGTTACTAATATGTCCTCTATGTTTAATAGTTCAAATTTTAACCAAGACATTAGTGGATGGGATGTTTCTAACGTTACTAATATGTCCGCTATGTTTTCTAATTCAAAATTTAATCAAGACATTAGTGGTTGGGATGTTTCAAATGTGAATACTATGAATTTTATGTTTAATAATTCAAAATTTAATCAAGACATTAGTGGATGGGATGTTTCAAAAGTTACGTCTATGTCGGGAGTGTTTACATCATCAATATTTAATCAACCCATAGGGATTTGGAATGTATCAGGTGTTACCACTATGGGTAGTATGTTTTTTGATTCAGAATTTAATCAAGACATTAGTGGATGGAACGTTTCAAAGGTGACAAATATGAATAGTATGTTTAATAGTTCAAAATTTAATCAAGACATTAGTGGGTGGAATGTTTCTAAGGTTATGTTTATGTCTCAAATGTTTAATAATTCAAAATTTAATCAAGACATTAGTGGTTGGGATGTTTCTAAGGTTATTAATATGACTTATATGTTTAGTCAGAATCAGTATTTTAAACAAAATATTGGAAATTGGAATATTTCTGGTGTAACCAATTTCTCTTTCTTTATGGCGAACAAAACTGATACAACATTATTAACCTCAAACTTAGATGATATTTATAATGGATGGTCAACTAAAAACCCTCAAATAAATATAACAATCCATTTTGGTACTGCAAAATACACGTCAGCAGGTTCTGCAGGAAAAGCAATCCTTACAGGGTCAACCGGTAGTGGAGGATATGGTTGGACAATATTTGACGGAGGATTATTTACATAACTTATGAAATACGTATTTACAATATCGACAGACAATTACTCCGGATACACCGGAGACGTAACCTATTACCCATCAACGGGTGGAACAATTAATATAGGTTTAGTTACATTACCATACGACTATATTACCGATTATTTTTACGGGACGTATGATATATACATTCCTGAAACAGCGGTTACTTGTACAATAACCAATTTAGAACCGTTACATTTAACCCTTTTTGTTGAGTACACACCTGGTTCTATAATTGTGTTTTATACATTAGTATTAAACCGTCCGCATAGTGAAGAAATAAATGTTACTTTTGAAAATGTTTTAAATTTTTATAGTGGTCCTCCGGTTACAATATTTACAGGAGTTACTGTTAATTCTGGCGATTTATCAGGACAAACTATTATTACAATAGATGAAGATTATATCAACTACACAGGAGTACCATTTTTTAGTCAATTATCGGGAACTCCGGTTGAAAGTACGTGGGAAATAATTGTTATTCCTTTTATTCCTACATTAACTCCAACACCAACAAATACGGTAACACCAACCTTGACTCCAACAGAAACAGTTACTCCAACTATTACCCCAACAAATACGGTAACACCTACAAATACGGTAACACTAACTAATACGGCTACCGTAACACCTACAAATACTTTAACACCAACTAATACGACTACCGTAACGCCTACAAATACTTTGACACCAACTAATACGTCTACCGTAACACCAACAATAACAGTAACACCATCTCCGTTACCTCCAACAATTGAATATTTCCAAGATTGTTGTACCCCATTTAATACCTATAAAGTTGGTGGTTTTGTAACACCAATTATATTAGGTAATGTGTATTATATTGATACTGACGGATTTAATGGATGTGTTACGGCAGTAAGTGGACCATTATTTGATGCTCAATATAACATCATAAGTTTTACAACAGAAACTAGTTGCCTTAATTGTACAACCACTTATCCTTGTATACCTCCATCTCCATCTCCAACAGAGACACTAACACCAACACCAACGTTAACGCCAACAAATACTCCGACAGAGACAGTTACAGAAACGCCAACTTCAACTCCAACATTAACTCCAACTTTCACACCTACAAATACTCTAACACCAACGTTAACGCCAACAAATACTCCGACAGAGACAGTTACAGAAACGCCAACTTTAACTCCAACATTAACTCCAACATTAACACCAACAAATACTTTAACACCAACTAATACGTCTACCGTAACACCAACAATAACAGTAACACCAACATTAGGAGCGACAAGTACCCCAACAAATACTCCAACAAGTTCAATTCAAGCAACAGCAACACCAACGTTAACTCCAACAATTACGCCAACAAATACTTTAACTCCAACAATTACTCCAACAATTACGCCAACAAGTTCAATTCAGGCAACAGTGACTCCAACATTAACGCCTACAATTACGCCAACAAAATCAATTCCGGCAACGGCAACACCTACATTAACTCCAACAATTACGCCAACAAGTTCAATTCAGGCAACAGTGACTCCAACATTAACGCCTACAATTACGCCAACAAAATCAATTCCGGCAACGGCAACACCTACATTAACACCAACAATTACGCCAACAAAATCAATTCCGGCAACGGCAACACCTACATTAACACCAACAATTACACCAACAAAATCAATTCCGGCAACGGCAACACCTACATTAACTCCTACCCCAACAATTACACCAACAAAAACATTAACGCTTACACCTACATTAACACCAACAATTACGCCAACAAAAACATTAACTCCTACCCCTACATTAACACCAACAATTACACCAACAAAAACATTAACTCCTACCCCTACAGTAACACCGACTGAATCACCGGTAATAACTTGTGTATGTTATACAGTGACTTATACAGGACCTCCACCACCTCCAACTCTGTATTTTGGTAATACAGATTTCTCATATGTTAATTGTTCAGGTGTTACAGTGAATACCTCGGTGTTTGAAGATTACCCTGTTGAAATTTGTGCTCAAGTAAACTCTATTATAATAACTGGTGGTGATGAACTCGCTGGATGGACCCTATCACCATATAATTGTTGTATACCACCACCAACATTCTATATAATAGGATTGGGATATGGTACAACTCTTAGCCAAGCTTGTAATACACCAGCCTATGTTGATGTTTGTGTGGATGACCCTAGTTTATGTAGTGCAACATATTTGAAAGGTTCTGATGGTACAAATTGTTATCTAACACCAGCAACTACAGGGTTTTATAGTAATGGATTTTCCAGAAGATATTGGGACGGTACAACATTATCTTTGTGTCTTGGATGTGGTTGTCTTGTTGCTGACACAGTAATAACATTATCAGACGGGTCAACTAAATTAATACAAGATGTTCAAGTCAATGATGTTCTTAAATCTATTGATGTATCAGGAATGCCACAACCTGCAGATGAGTGGTACTCTTGGAGTAGTGATACCTTAAATTATGTTGATTCAACATCAACAGTAATTGACGTTAAAATATATGAATTTGACTCAGTTGTTAATATTAATAATGGTATATTAATTGCTACCGATGCTCATAACCACGTTGTTAAACAAAATGGTATATGGTATATCAGAACAACATCGGAATTAAATGTTGGTGATGTATTATTAGATATTGATAATACTGAATTTGAAATTACATCATTAGTTACAATTATAGAACCAACAACGGTATATGATGTTAATGTTAATAATAGTAACCTATATTTTGCAAATAATGTGTTAACACATAATAAAGACGAGTTTGTACCATTTGAACCATAAAAATGTCTTAACCCATAATAAGTCATAAAGGGTCATAATAGAACAAAGTAAACTATTTATATAAGTAAAATTATATTTAAATTTAGAATATGGAAAATAATAAAAATAACGATTTAACGGTTTGGCAGAGGCTTTCACAAGCATTCGGGCCAAACTCGTTATTAAATCAAGACTACCCAACATACAAATTAGATAAGAAGGAGTTATTAAAAACTACCTCTAAAGATGAATATGAAAGAGAGAAATTACAAGCTCAACAAACTTTCTATTTAGCAAATCAATGGACAAAGATTGAAAGTAATCTTTATACCCAAGCCGTGTATTATGAACCAACTCGTTTGGCATCATTCTATGATTATGAGTCAATGGAGTATACGCCTGAGATATCAGCAGCGTTAGACATATACGCAGAAGAATCTACAACCGTTGATGAAAATGGTTATATATTACAAATTTATTCAGAATCAAAAAGAATAAAATCTATACTAGCCGATTTATTTAATAACGTGTTAGACGTTGACACCAACTTACCAATGTGGACAAGAAATGCTTGTAAATATGGTGATAACTTTGTGTATTTAAAATTAGATTCTGATAAAGGAATTGTTGGTTGTATGCAATTACCAAACATTGAAATAGAACGTTTGGAAAGAGGTATGGCCGCAAAATCAGCAAATGTTGAAGAACCGGCAGAAAACAAAGGATTAAGATTCCATTGGAAAGCAAAAAATATGGAGTTCAACTCTTGGGAGATGGCTCACTTTAGATTATTAGGTGATGATAGAAAACTTCCTTACGGTACTTCTATGTTAGAAAAGGCAAGACGTATTTGGAAACAATTATTATTATCTGAAGATGCGATGTTAATTTATAGAACAGCAAGAGCACCTGAAAGACGTGTGTTTAAAGTGTTTGTTGGAAATATGGATGACAAAGATGTTGAAGCTTACGTACAACGTGTTGCAAACAAATTTAAAAGAGAACAAGTTGTTGATGGTAAAACCGGAAACGTAGATATGAGATTCAACCAAATGGCTGTTGACCAAGATTACTTTATTCCTGTTCGTGATGCCGCACAAGCATCTCCAATAGAGACATTACCTGGAGCAACAAACTTATCTGAAATAGCCGACATCGAATATATCCAAAAGAAATTATTAACAGCACTTAGAGTACCAAAAGCATTCTTAGGTTTTGAAGACGCTGTTGGTGGAGGAAAAGATTTATCTTTAATGGATATTCGTTTTGCAAGAACAATCAATAAGATTCAAAAATCTATGGTTGCAGAATTAAATAAAATTGCAATTATACATTTATTTCTATTAGGGTTTGAGGATGAATTATCAAACTTTTCATTATCATTAACTAACCCATCTTCACAAGCTGACTTATTAAAAGTTGACCTTTGGAAAGAAAAAATCGCATTGTACCAACAAGCCGTAGCGGCAATCGCAGGTATTGCACCGGTATCAGTATCGTGGGCTAAGAAACATATATTAGGATTCTCTGATGAGGAAATCAAACTTGATTTACAACAACAAAGAATTGAGATGGCAGTCGGCGCTGAGTTAACAAACACAGCAACAATGATTACACATACAGGTTTATTTGATACTATTGATAAATTATACGGAAATAAAGTTTCCGGAGCAACAGCAGGTGGAGCAGCACCATCATCACCACCCCCACCAGGAGGTGGAGGAGGATTCGGCGGTGGCGGAGACATAGGCGGAGGAATGGAAGATTTAGGAGCACCTGAACCGGGTGGAGCCCCTGAAGGAGGAGCCCCTGAAGCAGGAGCCCCTGAGGCGGCAGCACCACCGGAAGCTGAACTAACACCGGAATCATTTAAAAGAGATAATTTAAAAATATTAGTGGAACAAGGTTCCTTAACTGAAGACGATTCTTATATTGATTTATCTAAAGGAAAAAATTCTTTAGGAGATATTGAAGACCAATTAAGTAAACTTCTAAAAGACTAGATATTTATAATAAAAATTAGATATGAAAAATTTTGGTTTATTAAAAACAAAGATAGAAAATGTATTGTTAGAATCATATGCTAACGACACATTCAAAAACGAATTAAAAACATTTAAGAAACTTGTTATTGAAAATAAAAACATTAGCAAATTGTTTTATTTATACGATGAACTAAGTTCACCAAAATCTTTAAGTGAATCTTACTGTAATGATTACATCAATGAGTGTATTAAAATTTACGAGAATACCGTAAACAAAATAAAACAATCTGATATTAATAAAATCGTTGCTTGGGTTGGAAATAAAAATGTGGAAAGTAGTTATACAGATATTGACACATTATTCTCTAGTGATGTTTTAACTATTGAATCAAAAATCAAAAGTAGAAAAGTAATTGCCGAATCTCTTAAAAAATTACCAATAACAAAAACTGAAGGTATCGACCTACCATTATCAACAATGGTGAGCGTTGCAAACAAAACTATCAAAAATTATATTGACGGTTTAAATGAATCTGACAAAAAAGAATTAATGAATTTATTGTCTGAGGATGACTCAACATTAAATGAAAAATATATCACACTTAAAGAAGGTGTGGTTGAAAAACTAACAGAAATGAAAAATGCTAGCACTGATAATTCAATGCAAACAAGAATTGATGAAACAATATCAAAAGTAATTTCTGAAAAATACGACAAACTTACGTATTTCAAACTTAAGAATCTTAAAGAGAATCTTTAATCATTATCGGAATTGAACTTTTTTTGGACATACTTAGCCTTAGAAAGTTCAGCTCTTTTAATAACAGATTTCTTAACAAATTCCTTTCTTTTAAAAAGTTCCCCACTTTGACGTGTCTTAATTACTTTACTCTTATAAAGTTTTAAGGCCTTTTCAATCGTAATGTTGTTATTTAGTTTAACTATTATCATATATTACATATATCACAAATATACGAAAAATTTTGACTATTGACCTAAAAACCCCTATTTTTATGGAAACAATAAACAGAATAATATGAAAATTAATGAAAAAGGGGAAAACCTCTCAGCTATCCGGTTTTAAAACCGCTAAAGTTATCTACGGAACAGTCGATTCCATAAACCTCAAATCTCTATACTTAAACATCCAAACGTGGGTGGAACCAATAGAAGAATCCGAAAATTGGACAAGAGTCGTCCTAAACCTAAGTCGAGGTGTCAAACACTCAATTTACGAAACAATTAATAAAAAAATTTTTACTGACAAATTTATCGTTGATTTAGATTTACGTTCAAGTGGTCTTAATATGGGAAAAAAATCATTTATGAATCTTGAAATAAATTTCTACCTACAAGAAGAAGGTTTAGATATCAAAGGTACTGAAATAAAAAACACACTCCAAGAAATTACAAAACAAATCTTTAAAACAAATTTTTTAAAAAATGAATATTTCAATTTTTATTTAACTAAAAAGAGCAAAATAGAAGAAGAATCGTTACAAACCGAGAATGTTTAATATTTATAAATAAAACATTCAAAATGAAATTAAGAATATTACAACCAAGCGAATCAGGAAAAGGTATATTAGTTGAGTACGATGCGGGATATATTAATCCAAATGACAATCGTAATGAAAGCTTAATTAGAGAATCTAACGAAATGTTAGACCACTCTAAACCATTTGAATTTTATGCTGTATTACAAAAATATAATACCCCAAATAGAAATGGTAGAACATACCCTGAACGTATATTAAAAAGAGAGGCCGAGAACTATAAAAAAATGATTAAAAAGGGTACCGCCCTATCCGAGTTAAATCACCCGGAATCATCTCTAATCGATTTAGATAGAGTGTCTCACGCAATCACCGAAGTATGGTGGGAAGGTAATGTACTAATGGGTAAGATAAAACTTCTTACTTCACCAGGTTACCACGAAAGAGGTATCGTATCAACCAAAGGTGACTTAGCCGCTAACTACCTTAGACAAGGTGTTACATTGGGGATATCCTCAAGAGGTGTAGGGTCCCTTAAAAAAATTGGGGAACAAAATGAAGTACAGGATGATTTTGAATTAATCTGTTTCGACTTAGTATCTTCACCTTCAACTCCGGGAGCGTATCTATTCTTAAATAAAGACGACAAACATCTATATGATGAGAACTTAGAAGAAGAGAAAAAAATGAGTGTTGAAAGACACGTTGGAGATTCCGGAAATAAATCGCTTGACTTAATGAAAAAATTAAACGATTATTTGGGATACTAAATTAATAACAAAAAATGGAAGAAAAGTATTTTATCGCAAAAGTTACCTTAGACTCAGTTGATGAGGCATCAGGAAAGATTAAAAAAATGAGAGAAGAAAAATTAGTAAGTGGTTATAACCCTACTGACGTAGAGGCAAAAGTTACTAAAGTTTTCGAACATTACACAATGGAGTGGAGAATCACTGCAATTGTAGAAAGTAAAATTGACGAAGTAATCGAGTAATTAAATTTTCAATTATCAAACAAAAGAGGACATATAGTCCTCTTTTTTTATGCTTTTTATTTTTAGGTGATATTTATGAATGTATAAAAAACCTGATGTGATTTAAGTTTAATTTAAACTTTTTTCGTATTAGGAGATATTTATATATTAAAAACAATATAAAACCAATGGCAAAAGAAAAATCTTTAGTTGAAGAGGCTATCATCCAAATGAAAAATTTGGAAGAAGCGGTAGCTGAAAATGCAAAAGGAATACTTGCTTCTACAATGAAACAAGAAATCAAAGACCTAGTAAAAGAATCTTTATCTGAACAAGATGATGAGATTGAAACCGATGACGTTGAAATGGAAGACCCTATGGGTTCTGATGATATTGCCGATATTGATATGGGTGATGATTCAGACGAAGAAGAGGATGAAATGGATACTGATGATATGGACGACACAGAAGAAGATGGTGACGACGAAGAAATTGATATGGACTTCGATGACGAAGAAGATATGGACGACGAAGAAGACACTATTGACTTAACTGACGCTGACGACGAAGAAGTACTAAGAGTATTTCAACTTATGGGACCGGATGATAACATTGTTGTTACTAAAGACGACAAAGGAAACACTCACCTTAAAGATGAAGAAACTGGAAAAGAGTATATGATTGTTGGTGAACAAGAAGAAGGCGATGACTTTGGAATGGTTGATATGGAAGAGTCTTGGAACGAACTTGAAGAAGACGATAATTTAATGGGTGAAGAATCTATTGAAGAAATTGTTGAAAGAATGTTCGGTTCAGATGACGAATCTGACGAATTAGATGAAATCGTTTATGAAATCGAAATGGGTGAAGAAGAGTACGAAGGGTATGACTTAGAAGAGGGTGAAGACTTAGAAGAGGATGAAGACCCTACAGTTATGGAATCTAAAAAAATGTCTATCAAACCTAAAGGAGTTGGAATGGGAAGTCCAAAATTCAAATACAACGCAAAACCTAATCAAGGAACAGGATTCAAAACTAAAATGAAAACGGCTCCTAAATCTGTCGGTACTGGTAAAGCGAAATTTGAATACAAAGAAGGTGAAAACTCAGGAAGTAAATTGGGTAAAAACTCAATGGTTAAAAAAACTGAAACAAAAGAATCATCAACTAACAAACCAATGGTTAAAAAAGTTGAAGGTAAAAAAGAAGAGACAAAAGAGGCGTCACGTACTTTAGGTGCTGGGTCTAACTTTAGAAAAGGTGGTTTACCAAAACCAAGAGCTCATTCAAGCTTTAATACCGCGATTAAAGAAAATACTTCTAACTCTGAACTACAAGTTCTTAGAGAAAAAAATGAGGAGTACAGAAAAGCACTTAATATTTTTAGAAATAAATTAAATGAGGTTGCAATTTTCAATTCAAACTTGGCTTACGCTACACGTTTGTTCACTGAACATTCAACATCTAAACAAGAAAAAATTAACATTTTAAGAAGATTTGATGGTGTTGAAACTATTAAAGAATCTAAAAATTTATATCAAGTCGTTAAAAACGAATTGTCAGGTAACTCTAACGTTCAAAATATGAATGAATCAATCGAAAGAACAATTGCTAAATCACCGTCTACGGGAGCAGTTAACTTAATTGAATCTAAAACATATGAGAACCCACAGTTCTTGAGAATGAAAGACTTAATGTCAAAAATAAAATAAAAATAAATTAAAATTAATAAAAACCAAAAAAATGGGAGCATTATTAGAATCAGGTCTAGTTGGTAACATCGGGTTAAAACACCTTAAAGTTATTAAAGAAGACACAATCAACAAATGGGATAAATTAGGATTCCTAGAAGGCCTTAAAGGTCACTTAAGAGAAAACGTAGCTCAATTATATGAGAACCAAGCGTCTTTCTTGATTAACGAAGCTACTTCTGACGGGTCTTCAGGTTCATTCGAAACTGTTGTATTCCCTATCGTAAGAAGAGTATTCTCAAAATTATTAGCGAATGAAATCGTATCAGTACAAGCTATGAACTTACCAATCGGTAAATTGTTCTTCTTCGTACCTAAAATTCAAGGTTACCAAACAGGACAAGTTCCTTCGGCTGATAATGATTACGATGGTTATGGTAATCACTTTGGACCACAAGGTGCTGTAGGTGGTTTATCTGTTGCAGCGGCTCAAGGTCAAGCAGGTACAGATAACGGTTACAATGGAACAACCGCTTTCAAGAAAAATCTTTATGATTTATTCTATGAAGGTTCAGAAGGTCAATTAGACCCTCCAGGATTGTTTGATTATTCTAAAGGTCAATGGTCAGCAGTTACTAAAACTGCGGTTGTTATGGTTTGGTCTAACGGAGAATTAGTTGTTGCTGACGCAAGTGCATTAGCAAACCAATTTAACGGTAAAAACGTTAGAAAAATTATTATCGCGTTATCAGGTTTCACAACTGCAGGTACAGGTAAATTAATTGGACCTGATGGAAATGAAGTTGATACTGAAACTTTCTTATCTGATTTAAGAATTTATACATCAGCTCAGGCAACTGCATTCAGTGGAGATTCTCCTTGTGATGTTGTTGGTACTGTTGCGGCACCAAACTCATTATTGTTTAGAGTTGTAACTCAACAATATGGTCAAGGTATTGTTAATAACTTAAACAAACAAGGTACTACTTCATTCCCTGGAACAGGTAGTAATGGAACTTACAATGACGTATGTTCTCCTGAAGGTCGTATCTTCTTAGAAGTTGACTTATCTTGTCCTACTTGTCCTTCTTGTGGTGAAACATTAGACGGATATACAGGAACAACTCTTGGAGTTTTAGCTTCAGGTGATTTCAAAGCTGTTTACAGACGTTACGCTGATATGGAATTTGAAGATAAAATCGGTGAGGTTTCTTTCGAATTAGATTCAGTTACTGTTTCTGTTACAGAAAGAAAATTAAGAGCACAATGGTCTCCTGAGTTAGCTCAAGACGTTGCGGCTTTCCACAACATCGATGCTGAAGCTGAATTAACAGCTTTATTATCTGAACAAGTTGCGGCTGAAATTGACCGTGAAATCTTAAGAGATTTACGTAAAGGTGCAGCGTGGAACTTACGTTGGGATTACAATGGTTGGAGAAGAATATCTGCAACAACAAACTATACACAAAAAGATTGGAACCAAACTTTGATTACTGCAATTAACCAATTGTCAGCACAAATCCACAAATCTACTTTAAGAGGTGGAGCTAACTGGATTGTAGTATCTTCTGAGGTTTCAGCGATTATGGATGACTTAGAATACTTCCACGTATCTAATGCTTCACCTGAACAAGACCAATATAATATGGGTATTGAAAGAGTTGGAACATTAGCAGGACGTTACCAAGTATACCGTGACCCTTACTTCCCAGCTAACCAAGTGTTAATTGGACACAAAGGAACATCGTTACTTGATACAGGATACATCTACGCACCGTATGTACCATTACAATTAACACCTACAATGTACAATCCGTTCAACTTTACACCTATCAAAGGTATAATGACGAGATACGCAAAAAAGATGGTAAACAACCGTTTTTACGGAAGAATTACTGTTGATGGTGTTAGAACATTCGATTTAAGAGAATTGAGATAATCAAAATCTTAAAATATTTAACAAAAAGGGACTATATGTCCCTTTTTTTTATGTTTAATTATTAACACTTGATTTTTTGGACAAATATGTTATATTTATTAATATGAAAAAAATAGAATTAACTGAATCTCAGGTTAGTGAAATTATAAAACTGTATACTGAGGACTTATTAGGGTCACCCACTATTAGTGAAAAATTAAAAATACATAAAACAATTGTTTTAAATACATTGAGAGCTAACGGTATTGTTCTTGGACCATCCGGTAGAAGAAATATTGGTGGTAGAGAAGTCGCCACAAAAAAATATTTTTCTAAACCCGAAACTAAAGAACGTCTAAAGAAAAACCACAAAAAATGGGCGGAACAAAATAAAGAACATTTAAAACAGTATCTTAAAGAATACCGTGAAAAAAATGTTGACAATATTAGAAAAACAAAACGTGATTATGAAAGAAATCGTAAAGCGAGAGACCCCCTCTATAAACTAATCTCCAATTTCAGAACGGCAATCTATCAAGTATTAAAGGAGAGTAATGTAGAAAAGAACGGACATTATTTTGATATTTTAGGATATACTCCGGAGGAATTAATTAATCATTTAGAAAAACAATTTACGGAAGGAATGACGTGGGATAATTACGGTGAGTTCCACGTAGACCATAAACTACCTATATCATCATTCAATATCAAAGAAATCGGAGACGAAGAATTTATGAAATGTTGGTCATTAGACAACCTTCAACCAATGTGGGGTGAAGAAAATATCCGTAAATCGAATAAGGTTTTATAGATACTGAGGTATTTATATAAAAAGAAATTTATGAACAATTTATTTGAGATATCTAGTGAGGAAAGAAATAGGATATTAAATCTTCACGAGGGAGCAACAAAAAGACAATACTTAACTTTAGAACAGGCAGGTCAACAATCGGGTGGAGTTTCAACAACTAAATTATCTACACCAACATCATTTTCAAAACAAAATGTTGGGAATCAATTTAAATATGGTGAATACCAATCAGATGTGGTTAAAAATTCTATTGCGGCATTAAAACCTAAAATTGAGGAATTTATTAAAAACAGTGGTGGTAGACAATTTGTTGTTAACATTAGTGCAGGAGAATCAAATGTAACAAATCCAAAGGGGTTTGAAACAAAAGGTAGTTTGGCATTGGCGAGAGCAAATTCGGTTAAACAATATTTCCAAGAGATATTCCCTAATTTAATTAAGAACGGTTCTTTGGTTATTCAAGCACCTGCGGATGTTAGTAAGGTTGTTTTAGGAAAGACTCCTTATGATAAAACTAAGGGTGATAATAAAAATCCCCAATTAATCAAATTATATAATCAAGAACAATTTGTAACGTTTGACATTCAGGGTTCGGGACAGGTTGAGAATGTTACGAGTATTTGTAATTGGAAGGCGACCATTACTGCGGGAACCGGAACGGATGTTGCGGATTATGTAACAACAGATATTAACTTACAAGGTGCGGGTATATTAACCTTTGGTACGGGAAGTATTCCTGATAGAATGGTTGTTGTTGACAATAAGGGGGGTATTAAACAGGATACCGGATATGTTGCCACAGCACCTCACAAATATACAAGTTTTAAATATGTTCCATTATATGTGTCAAAACTAACACAATTAAACAAAACTGTATCTGTTAGTGGTGCAAATGTTGTAACTATTAAAGTTAAGAGTATTGACGATTTAATGAGACAAATACTTTCTCCAAATGTAACACAAATTCCAACAGACCAAGAACTTATGAAGATGGGTGAAACTGAAGTTTACAATGGTGTTGAAGAATTGAGAGCGTTATATAGTAAAGGTGTTAAAGAATTTGTTGTTTACACAATTACTTCATCAAGTGTAACGGCACCGTTTGACAATAAAACCGGAGATTATAAAGTTATAGTTTACTCTCCGGTTGGTAAGACGGGTTACAATTTAACGGGTAAATGTTAATCTTTTTTAACTGCGATAATTTTATAAACTAATTTTTTGTCCTTAACGTAAGAAATGTATGTTGTTGTAACGCCATTATAAGTTTCTTCCATAATTGATTGGACTTTTACTTTATAAACTTTGGATAATGAATCTAATAAGACGTTGGCCTCTTTGTCAATGTCTTTTTGTTTTGGTTTAGTTTGACCAAAGGTTAATGTTCCAACAAGTAATAACGATAATAAGAATAACTTTTTCATAGTGTTTGTGTTTTATTTTACAAATGTAATTAGATTATTTTGTTTTGCCTAATATTTATAAATAAAATATTATATGAAAAAATTATATTTCTTAGACGAAGAAGAAAAAAATAGAATATTGAATCTTCACGAGGGGGCAACCAAAAACCAATATTTAAAAGAATCAAATAGTTTAATTTCAGAGGGTTATTATAACACTGTTGATTTAAAAAACTTAACATTAACTCTTAACAGTTACCTTGAAATGGAAAGGGATGGTAGTGGAAGTGAATTACGTTTAGAAAAAGGTGTTGTTTTTAAGAGAGAAAACGCTCTTGGTTTAATCGCTAGTAATGTTAATTACTCATTAGTTGGTGATTATACAGGTGGTGAGGAAGAAAAAGGTAAGGGTAATATTAGATATACTTGTAAGACTAAAAAATTCTCAATCGAAGGAAGAAATGCAACATTTTTTGGTGAAAATTTTGCTACAGAAACTACCAAGAATTTTGATGATTTATGTGGGGCGATTGGAGTTACAACTTCGTCGATTGCTGCGTGTGTTAAACAATTTAATGGGACTGACCCTCTACCGGCAAAAACACCTGGTTTTGTCTATATTAAGGGTAATGAAAGTACACTTTTTTTTAGTAAAGATTTTGAATTTAGATATAGATATGAAAAGAGCGGAAAACTTGTGGTAGGTAATTGGTCTTGTAAACAAGGTATTTTAAAACTTACATTACCTGATGATAGTTGGACAAAGGCCACAGGTTGGGCTTCAAATAAGAAGGGTAAGGTATCCTCTGATACCGTTAAAGATGGTAGTAAAACTGTGAAACAAAATCTTACACCAAAAATAATTGAAGTTCAAAAATCTTTAGGGATACAAAATCCTACAGGACAGTTAGATGTTGCGTCATTACAAGCAATGTTAACAAAATTAAATAGTGGTGTACAAGCGGCGGCTCCGGCGGCGGCAGCTCCGGTAACAGGAACACCGGGGTCAGAAGTAACGGCACAATCGGTTTTAGGACAAACACCTGAACAATTACAACAAACGATAAAAAATATAGTAAACAGACCAGTATAATGAAAAAAGAAATTTTATCAGAAGAATTAAATGCGATGAAATACCTTTTGGGGTATAAAAGAGGTGTTGTTATTTCAGAACAACAAGCACCTGCGACAGGAACTCCGGTACCGGCAACACCGGCAACGGCTCCCTCAACTGCGGCTCCTGTAGTTGCGGCTCCTACAACAGGAACAACTGCGGCTCCTACAACAGCCGCGGCACCGGCAACAAATCTTAGTGTACCTGATTTAATTAAACAAATCCAAACAATTTTAATAACTAAATTTAAAGCTACGTTAGGGAATACTGGACCAAACAAAGATGGTGTTGATGGTGTTTGGGGTAAAAATACTCAAGCGGCTTTGGAATCTGCAATAAAAACATTACCCGCAGCGGTAGCGGCACCAACAACAGGAACTACGACAGTGGTGGCAGGTGCACCGGCAGCAGGGGCAGCTCCGGCAGCGGCGGCACCAACAACAGGAGCTCCGGCAGCAGGGGCGGCACCGGTAGCAGGGGCAGCTCCGGCAACACAATTTAATTTTAACCCTAATCCTAATCTTAATCTTAATCCTCAGAGTGGGGTTAACTTTAAACTACAGACACCTCAAGAATTAGCAAAAGGGCTTACAACAGCAACTCCAAAATTATAATAATAATAAAAAAAGAGACCTTATTCGGTCTCTTTTTCTTTTTTAGATGATATTCTAATTGCTTTGGATATCACTTCACATTCTCCCATAGAATAGACTCCTGATTCGTATGCAAACTTAATTGCTTGTATTAGATAATAGATTGAGGTGTCTTTAGTCATTGTATCTAATAACGTATCTAAGTGTGATTCATTATAGAGTGGAATGGTATTAAATAACTTTCCAAATAGTTCAGGTTGTTGTTCCATAATTAAAATTTTGTATATTTATAAGTATATGAACAAAAATAACAAAATACAGATTAAAGAGTCTACAGGTGATAGTGGAGCGAGAGGTTCTTATATTGCACCAATGCAATTAGGTATTAGAGTTTTTAAAAAGTCTCAAATGGGACCGTTTACAATTCCGGTATCTAAGTATGATAGTCCTGAATTAGAATTTGATAGTTATGATGGTTCAATGGATGAAACAAATAAAGAGATTAAGAAAATTGAGGGTAAGGCTAAGAAGGTTACCAACTATATAAAAAAACACCCAAATTCAACTTCTAGTGATGAAGATGGAAATAACATTAATCAAACACCGGGTAAAAAGGGGTTAAAGGTTGTACCAATAAAAGAGGCTTCTACTATAATTACAGCAGGAGAATACAATGGCCCAATTGAAATAGGTTTAAAGAAATGGAAAAAATCTGAATTAGGTCCTTTTACCGATGACTCAAACCATATATTAAATAAACACCATAAAAAGAAGGATTTAAAAAATAATATAAATAGAATTGTTGGTGTGTGGGAGAAAGGTTCTGATAACACATATGAAATAGATACACACGACGTTCATACGGTTAATGAATGGGTTGAGGTAACCGAAGGTACCGTTTTGGGAGATATTGTCCCAAATGGTCTAAAAACAAGTTCAAATTACGACAGAGTTATTGATAATTTTAGAAAAGATATTCCTGAGGATAAAATGAAAGAGTATAACTTAATATCTGAAAAGATTAAAGATTTTATTCAGGATAGAGGATATGTCATAAAAGTATTAAACTCTTGTAATACCGGATTTAAAGGTGTGAGGACAAGTAATATGATTATACTATGTTCACCTGAGTCTTTACCTAATTTTGCATCGTTTGTTTATATATTATTTCACGAATTGAAACACGAACAACAAATGAAGGATTTTGATATGAAAGATTCTTATATGGGGGATATTGAGGATTTTGAAGAGTTCTTTAAAATCTATTGGGAGATGGAAATGGATGCTGACAATTATGGTAAGGATTGGGTTAAGAAAATTGGGGATGTATTAAAATTACCAAATGATGTGTATTATTTGGATAAGATGATTGAACATTACCCAACAATGTCAAATATGGTTAGACAGATGATGTTACACCTACATAGAGAGGTTCAGATGTTAAAAAGTAAAGGAATGACATATACAGATATTAGTGACTTAGATGTTGTTAAAAAACACTTAAACAGTCTTGAAGATATGTTTTAAAAAACAAACCCCTACTCTACAGTGGGGGTTTTTATTTTTTTGGAGTTATCCACTCTATCTAAAATACCTTTTAAAGAATATTTGATTTGAGACTTCATTTCATTTTTAAGTTCTTGTCTAATACGTTCCACTTTGGTATCGTACATCTTAGTTAATTTATCCCAATCTCTATTAGACAATAAGATATTACTGTAGTAGTATTCGTGATTGATTATACTAATTTTTTTATCGTCAAGTATAACGAAGATTCCTAACTCGGAGTGTTTAATATATCTCTGAGATGAAAGGGGGGCGATTAAAAATTTTGAACCTTCACTTGTAATAAGTTTACGACATATTGATTTGCACATATGTACATCACCTAATAGTCCCGGGTCTTCATAATCAAATTGATTTCTTGCTTTTGCAATACGTCTTATTGCCAATCTTTTAAAAAACTTAAATATTTTTCTCATTATGTACTTGATTAATTATATGGTACAAATGTAAGGATATTTTTGGCAATAAAAAATAATATGATAAAAAAAAAGAGAGAAACTTTAATTCCTCTCTTTTTTTTTTTACGAATTTAATCCGTTCATTCCTCCAAGTTGAACATAATTAAGTTGAACTACAGCCTTTCCGTATTCATTTAAATACGTTGGGTGGGGTGGAACAACTGTTATAGTGTTACCACTACAATCAATTACACACATAATTGTTTCTGTTCCTGCGGATATAGGTGGTGGTGATACACAATCTTCACAAAGTAGATAGGGTCCTGAACTGAAATGATAATTTGTTTCACCCGTTGGACTTAATTCTGAAAAAGTACCACAAAATGGTGTTTCACGACCATATTGTATTTCATAAGTAATACCTGTTGTAGGAACACCACCATATTCGTCACAAAAGTTAAGTGAGTCTATACTAATCTCTTCTGATGTACCACATCGTATAAATTTAAAATTTAAAGAGTCAGTAATACCACTTAAACACGTACAACAATCGTCATATAGTGTACCAAAATCTGCCGATGGAGGGCTAGATGTTACTTCCCCAACAGTACCACAATATGATTGCTCGTTAAAAACAAATCTTATTGTTTGTCCCGGTGAAAACGTAGGTGTTCCAGAAACAATGTATTCATCATTGGTTAAACATTCATTTATAATATAATTTGCCATATCTTTTGTATTATTTTTTTTTAGTTTTTATTTATAAATATCTATTTATTCTGAATACTTTACATTAACAATCTGAAATTTGATTTGTTTTTTGTAAGTGTTTATCTCCCCACTACTAATAACCTTCATATCAACATAATATTCGTTAGGTATTTTATCTCTAGTGTCGAACATAAAATAGTATTCATTTGGTGTTCTGTTTATTTTTGTCCAATCTTGAACTTGAACTTCTGTTTGTCCTTCTCTAACATAAATTCTATAATAAGCATCTACGTTTGGAAGTAATTTATTTGTTGTATAAGCTTGTTTGATTATAACCCCCACTTTTCTAATGTCGGTGTTATATATTTTTTCATCTTGTTTAATACCAAAATAATCAAACCCATAAATTTTTGGGTCTTGAGTTGTTGTACCAATTTGGATTGATTTTTTTAATGGGTAAATTACAAATTCGTTAACAACGTTTGGTAAACTAAATCCATTTAGACTAATACTTGTCCAAGTGTCGTAGAAAGTACAAGGTGTTTTATAACCAATAAGTGGTGGAAGTGTTACTTCGTACACACCTTTAGTTTTTCTACAACTTGGTAAATTGGTTAGACCTAATATACTTGTTCCGTTTGCGTCTGAAATAGTTACTCTTGGGTTTGAGTCTAAATTAATTGGACTACCATCTTCATATAGATATAGATACAATTTATTAACTTTACCTAAAGAGAATGAATTTCTATCATCTTCAATAATGTCATCATAGTTAGTTTCTAAAAATGGTTCGTAAAAAGTTTGAGTGTGTCTAGTAAAGAATTGGACTTCATAGTTATCGGTTAATCCTGTTAAGTTCTCAACTTGAGGGACATAAGCAATTCCCCATCCTGAGAATCCCTCAATATCGTCATTTAATAAATTAGTTATTTCTTGAGTCATATCAAACGATATGTTTTCATTTCCGAATTGGAAATGTTGAGTATCAACAATTGTTAACTGATTAAAATTAAATGTTCCGGTATTTTTGTTGTTATAAATTCCCGGTTCAGACCATTTTGTTATCGTGGTTGTTCCACTCCAATTGGAAGGTCTTGTTGAGAAGTTTCTATCTATATTACTATAATCGTAAATTAGGTCGGCAAAGTCATAACCAACACCTTCATCCCAATATTGTGGGTCAGTTGTTTGGTCTACCGGAGGAATTCTAAATAAGACTAAATCAAATGAGGTTGCTCTAATTCTACCTTGAGATGTGGTAGTGTTTAATGTTTCCGGATTAAATGTTGAGGTATTAACCATTCTTAATGTATGGGTAATATTATCACTACATTCTGTCGATATTGTACCGTCAGATATTTTTTCTCTTAAAAGAGTTAAATCCAAATCAAAGATGAATCTACTAAACCCATTTGGGTATTGTACTGATACACCTGAACCATAAAATAACTCAGTAACAGGGTTTCTACCCGTGTTAGTTAAGCTATTTGATATGATTGTGTTGTTTTTACTAAAATAGGAATTGTTAATTGACATAAAATCTTTTAACAATAAATATTTAGTTTATACGAATGTTTTGATTTAAAATAGTATTATTTACATTAGCTAAAGATTCTGTGATGTCTTTCTTACTGGTTTTAGACCCTTGAGTGTTTTCATCGGGTGATTTGTTAGAGTGAGCGTGTACGTGATTAAGTAAAAAATCCGCCATTTTTTCAAGTAATATAACTAACTCTTCACCTCTAACAGATGAGTAAGTTCTGTCATATAATGTATTCCCGGCACCAATAAAACTATCTTGTGGGATTCCATATAATGTATTTGACAAATCAATTTTCCCTTTTGGACTTTTAGAATTTTGAGATAGTAGATATAATTGTTGAGCACCTAACGCCCCATAAGTAATGTCTTCGTCTTGAAATTCAGTAGGTCTAATAAATTCTTGTTTTAAATCTCCTTGAGGTCCAAAAATAGGTTTACCACCTTTGTTATCCCAAACCAAAAACCACCCATTCTCTTTTGAATTGTTTAAATTAATTGCGTGATAAAATCTTCTATAATTAACATATTCAAGAACATCATTAGTAAGACTATCAGGTAAAAACTTTTTACCAATTTCATAAGTTTGTTGAGATGGTGTGACAACTAAAGGAAACGCATCTCCGGGTAAAATATTTAATGGGTTAATAGTTGACGCAGTAAATAAAATATTTGGTGTAAAAATTTGTGAAATAAATTGATTAATAATAGTAATACATTTTTCAAACGGTTCTCCCGTAAATTCCACCGTTTCAAGTGGTACACCATAATCATCACCAACTTTTAATTCTGATATTGTAGGGTATTTAAAATTTTTAGTGTTAACTTTTGTACTAGGTTTTAAGTTATATAATTTGACATAACCATTAAAATTAGAAGTACTGTTTAATGTTGAAATATCCCACACAACCATTTTTTTAACTACTTTTACATTCTCAACAATTCTTGACTTACTTTCTTCGGGTAAAGTTCTTTTTGTTTGAGTAAATCTAGTTAATTGTAAAAAGGCTCTATTACTATCTCCAATTGGGAATTTATCTGTCGATAACTCTTTTGTTTTTCCGGCTCTAATTAATACTTCATCTTCTTTTACAATAACATCCGCAGTTCCTCTACCTAATAACGCGTTATCTCCCGGTTCAGGAAAAACTCCTTGACTCTCGGTATTGGCGTAAGACCCATCTAAATTCTTAATACTTAATCCTTGTTTAATTCTATCACCAGCGGCTAAGAATTTCTTAGCACCTTGATAATATTCAAAGGGTGTTGTCATCGGAGATGAATAAGGTCCTTGTATATAAAATTGATTTTGGTATTCGTATTTTTTATTTTGATAAACTAAATGAACGTACTCATCAATTTTAGGTATTTGGTTAAAAAAGAAAGGTAGTAAAGGAAGAAATACTAAAGGGTCTTTTGATGACCATTTATCTGTTTCTTCATTCCAACTTGAAACTGAGGCAATAACGTCTTGATAATTTTTTGTTTCAGGTATAATACGAAGTCTACCTAACATCATAGGGTCCTGATTGTCATATACAAAGCCAGGAAATAATATTTGATACTTATTTTCGTTATCTATTGTCATTTATCTTAGTTCTTTTTTGATATTCTTTTAGGACGGTGTTATATGTTAATTCTAATTTATCCAAATGAAGTGTTGAATCAATCACAATTTTTTTAGTAAATTCAAAATCTTCTTGAATCGTATCCATAACCAACATTAAATCTTTATTAGATGAGTTTTTAATATCACCAATAATTTTTAAAACTTTTTCACTTTTTTCTTTTTTATTCATAATTAAAACTTTTTACCAAAAGCGTTAGCCGGAACCGTAAAACCTGCTGGTGTTAGTGTTAATGGACCTACAGCAATTTGAACTTTATTATTTTCTGACTCCTCGAAAGCCATTGCTTTCATTTGTGAAAATTTACCCAAAATATCCAAATTAGGGGCTCCACTTGGCATATCACCGGTAGGGATTCCAATTTTTTGCATTTCCTCTATTGCCCCAATAAAGGCTCTTGTTTCAGAATAACCATCACAGAATTGAGCAGCAAACATTATTGGTAACGGGACAGGACTTCCACCAAAACCTGGAAGATTAATCAAATTTAATATCCTAAATATATCATCAACTAAACTTTTACATTTCCTAAAATCATTTAATAATCCGGCTAATATTAATAATAAGGAAATTAATTTTAAAATCATTGCATATTTCTTAATTTGTTTTTCTTTAACAATATCAGTAATGACTGATTGTAATAATTTTAAAATATCGCTTTTTATTAATCTATATAATTCTTCAACAAATATTGCCCCTACTTTAGAAACTAAATTAATGAAGAATGTTTTAAATATTTTAACAAAATCTGTAAATGATTTAATATTATCAGCAATACTATTACCTAAGGCTTTAAACATTGTGATGATTGGTAATATCAGTTTTGGTGTAATTAATGCACTTATTAAACCATTTGTTATTAGTTTAATAAAGTTGGTGTCAATTACAACTTGAGGATTTATATTTATTCCTATACCTTTCCAATCAGGGTTATTCGCTAACACATCTGAAATTCCATTTGCCGCTTCTTCAAATTCAGAACCCTCAACAAAATTTAATTGTCCTAACGCAGTTATTATATCTTCATAGTTCACAGGTAATAATACATCATCACAATCTTCAAACTGTACTACACCATTTTTAATGTTCCCAACTCTAATATCAATATTTCTTAAATCGATGTCAGTAAATTCAAAAAATGAATCATCAATACCATCTAATTCCGGTACTTTTGCAACACCACTAACATCAATCTCTCCATCGCTGGCACCACTATCAAAACAAAGACCTAAAATTCTTGCCAATATTATTTCTGCTTGACTAGCGTTCTGAACTTGAGATGTACCGGCATCGACTTTCATCGATACGGCACCACATAGTGACTCCATAATAGACCCCATAATATCGGTGTCTTCCGCCATTTTAATTGTGTCATAGTAGTCAATCATAAATTCACCAACTCTATTAACACCATTTAATCTATTTGCAAGGTTAATTTTATACCAAGGCCCTGTTTCACCAAATTGACCTAGTTCTTTATATTGAATAGTGAATAATTGTTGATTTGATTTTCCTACGTGAGTATATGTTAGATTATCATCTTGGATTAGGTCATACATTTTATGATTCATTGAAAATGGTATACCTGGTGATACCGGTTCTTTTTCATAGATAATTTTACCAACCTCATCATTTGGGTCAATTTTTAATCTACTAAATAAATCAATTGAATTTATTTTAACCCAAACTTCTTGATTGGCCCCATAAGTCTGTTCTTGGTCACAACCTAAAGCGGTTAAACAATCATTCATAACGATTGTTCTTAATCTAGGTTGAATGTTATGGACAGTTCGTATTAAGAGTTTTTTAATGTATTTTGGAGAGCCACTACCACTTCCTCCGGTGGTATTAGCTAAATCTAAAAGTTGTTCAAATTGGTTTTTAATTTGTTTTTGATATCTTTTAGTTTGGTCTTTAAATTTATCTAATGATTGGGAAACATCTTTTTTAGTTTTTTCAAAAGAATCTCCAACTTGTTTACCGGCATTATTATATTGCGACTTAGCATTTGCATATGTTTTAGTCGCGTTTAATTTACCTTGAATTTTATTATAGTCAAAATTTAAATCTACTGATGGCATAATTTATTATTTTTTCATTTTATATGAATCACCATCTTTTGCAATATCTTTTTCGATTAGACTTTTTAGTAAATCGTCGTCACTACCTAAATCAGTTATCGAAAACCCTCCACCACTATCTTTGCTTGAGTTGGATTTTTCCCACATACCGGATTGTAATTTTGATAAAGTTAATTTTTTCTCAACACAATCATTTATGATTTTTTGTTGTTTTTCAATTACTGGCCCGATGATTGTCATATCTTCAGGTTCTTTCATCATTGTTAACATTTTATTTTGTATTCTGATGGCAGTATTTCTTTGTTCTACAAGTTCATTGTAGATTTCCTGCATCAACGATAACATTGATTCTTTACTTAAATTAATTTCTTTTTTTGTTGGTCTTCCCATATTGATAAATATTTAGATGGCGTTTTTTATTTAACCATATTTTGAATCAATGTGAAATACATATTTTTGTATTTCTTCATTGACCCTCTAATTTCTTTTGTAGAAAGATTAGTCATTTCTCTTAGTGAGAGTAATATAATATTTTTATTAAACTTATTATTATCGTTTCCGACAAAAATATTCTCATAGTTATCAAATAAGTCATATAATGCTTGACCTAATTTGATTTCATTTTCTGATAGGTTTTCATTTTTAATAAATTCTTCTAATTGTATTAAAAAGTGATAAATAACTCTTTCAGAATCTAATCCGTCATTTTCGATATAGTATGCGAATCCTTCATCATTTTCTAAACTAGACGAAATATCCTCATAGGATATTTTTCTATTCATTTCTTTTTGGTCTTTAATGATTTGACCCATAAGGTAATTTTTACATATGGTTCCAAAATAAGAGTAAGCCTTCTTTTCTTTAGAAGGCTTGAACTTATCTATTTTTGTCATTAAGAACGAGTGAGTGTCTACGTGGATATCTGTGAAATCCATATCTTTTCTATATAATTTGTATCTCCGTATAATTGAAGATATCATCTTATCTAAAGGTTTTTTTAAAAACTCATTATATATTTTATTTTTTTCTTCGTAACAAGTAGACTCTAAAAATCTTACCACAGCCAGTTCTTCCCGAACATCAAAATAATTTAATTGGGTTGGTTTTCTACCTTTCTTCTTTAACTCAACACTGGTATCTCCTGTTAAATTAATTGGTTCAGACATTAAACTTCTTGTGGTTCGTACTTTATGGCTCTATCATTTGTAAAGAAATATTCTTTTTTAGCCGAATCAATCCAAAATTTAACCTCATCGGCAGTTAAAGCATTTTCACCATTTTTATAGTTCCAAAAAATTGAACCATCTCTTAAGTTAGTATGTTTATAACCAATCTTAGGGATTGACATTATTTTAACTGAATTATTAGTTAATCTTAAAAATAATTCATATCCGTATGTTAACTTGAATGATGATTTAAATAACCCATTATCAACTAATGCGGATTTTTTAATAACCATTCCTGATGTTTGGAAATTTTGATAATCTTGTAAAGTTTCATTAGATAAAATTCCCATTTCAGATGAGAAGTTAGCTGCGAATGTTGCTTCATTAGTAAATCCGACAAATTTACCCATTTGGTCTGTATCGACGACAATTGGTAAAAATGCGTCAACATCTGGATAAGCGTTGCTATATTTCTCAACATTGTTAAACCATATTGTTGAATACTCGTCATCAAATTCAAATAATGAAACCCATTTAGAATTTGAATTTTTAACACCAAAATTAATTTGTAAGGTGTAATTAGGTTCTTCAGTCCAAGCAAGTTTAATAACTGTTAAGTCACCAAAGTCGAAATTATTTAAAAATTCAATAATAACATCTTCATCTGTGTGAACAATGATTAATTCATTAATTTTTAATTTTTGAGTTTTTAATGACTCAATACATTTTGTAAAATACTCAGAGAAGTCAAAGGCCCTCCCGGATTTAATTGGTAATATTACTGATACGTCAAAATAGTTTTCCATATTATTCTTCAATTGTTTCTAGTTTATTTAATTGTTCTGTGAACGATTCTAATCTTGTATTCATAACTTTATCAAAAATTGATAATGCTTGTTCATCAAACATTTCTTTAGTTAAAAGTTCTTCTGATGTTTTTTTCATACCATCAAGTAAAGTTTCACTAACATTATCTTCTAACCAATTTTGTAAATAATCGGCAACAAAATCAACAATTTGAACTTTGTTATTTATCCATAGACCATTATCTTCGTTCATCCAATCAGGTACCATATTAGGAACCAAACCTAATACAGGAACATTTGATTTAATCGATTCTAACGGGAATGTTCCATAAGCACTTGTTTCATCAATCCAAACAGATAAACAACACTCTTGAATACCTTTAGCAAACTCGTCTTCAGATAATGTTCTTAAATCTCTAAAAGTTATCCAACGATATTGTGGAAATTTAACATAGAAACTTTTAATTAAGTTAATTGTGTCTCTATGTTCTCTAGTGTGAACTGCAATAATAGGTTTAGCCGGTAAATTACTTGGTTTAAATTTATCTGAAAAATATGGTTTTAAAACATCATAAGAGACTCCTCTCATAATACCCTCAATAAATTCTTTTTGATAATCAGATGTTGTAATACATTTGTAAAATCCTAATTGAGTCCAACTTTCTCCAGGTTGTAACGTTTCAAAAATATGGTCGTAAGCTTGACATAACACAATTTTACCGCAAGGTAATTTAGATACTTGACTCATTACATACCCAAAAAGTTCCGGAATAATTAATAAATCTTCAGGAGATACTTCTAAATTTTGACCTTCAATAACTCTATGAGGAAGTGTCATATATTCTTCACCTAACCATTCAGAAACACCTGTATAGTCAGAACTTTCGTGTAGGATTATCGGGTTATACCCTCCTTTTAATAATGCCATACCTAATCTATAGATATAAGCAATAGATGCTTTGGCGTTACCTTTTGTGTCTTGAGCAATAAGATAAATTCTGGCTTTCTTATTTTTCATATTCTCAATAGACAATTCTAATTTTGATAGTTGTTCTTGATTCATATTATAATTTGTTTAGTAATTTTTTATATAGTAACGTGTTAAACGCTATTTTAAACGGTATTGATAAGTTATTTGTTCCTTTAGCCCCTAATGTTTCATCAATTTCTTCAGGCTCATCCATAATAATTTCCATCATTAATTTAACGGTTTCATATTTTATAATGCTAATATGCGTTGTGTCCGTAATACCTGTTGATGGTGTAACTTCTTTTATTTGGACGTAATCATCGATTTTATCTAAATCTAAATAGTAGTGTTCTCCTAATACTTTTAACATTATAGTATTTTTATTAATTCGAATTCAAATTCTTTAAGGTTAGTTATAGAATGTTTTGTTTCGATATGTTTATTGTATTCCGTTTGATATTTAATTAATATTTTATCATCCGGATGTTCTAATAATAGTGCAGGGTTTGATGTAAGTAAAACATCAATCTCATCCCACATTGAATTTATTGTCAAATTACTATAGAATTTTACTTTTTCTACTTGACAACCAAATTTTGATAAGAAGAATAATGATGCCGGTTTAGACCTTCCCATTTCATCTGACACTATTAATAAATCGTGATTATCTCTTAAATTAACGTATATATCATTTAAATCGTTGAATGTTTGATATTCAGATGATTGTGAATGACCAAAGATTTCCATTGGGAAATCTTCGTATAAAAAAGAATATAGTTCTTCATCATCGATAAACGTAAAATGATTTCTTAATTCTAAACTATCTATAGGTAATTTAATTTCACGAACAATATCTTCTTCTTCTTCAATACCCTCAGTTTTATCTATCATATATTTTTGATAGGTCTGTTGAATTTTATCTAAGGTGTTTCTTAAAACACCATTAATCTCAATTGCTATTCTCATCCGGTTCGTTATCGTATTTACGTAATATCTTACTAATTAATGGGTTTCTAACAATATCGTTTTTATCTTTGAATTCGAATGTTGAAACGTAGTCATCATCCCTAAACTTTTCAATCGCGTCCCACAATCCACTTAATGTTTTGTTTTTATACTTATCTGATTGTTCCACATCTCCTGAAATAAAGAACTTACTGTTAAAACCAATTCTTGTTAAAAGAAGTTTCATTTGACTTGGGGAAGCGTTCTGCCCCTCTTCAAATATTAAGATTGAATTATCAATATTCATACCTCTCATAAATGCTAACGCAAATACTTCAATAACTTCAATCTCTTTAAGTTTTTCACGAGACTCTTTTCCAATAATTTTATTTAATAAATAATAAGAGGGGAAAATGTACGGGTCTAACTTTTCTTCAACATTACCGGGTAGAGAACCCAATTTTTCTTCGGCTTCAACGGCCGGTCTAACAATAATTATTTTCTCGTAGGGTGTTTTTGGGTCTGAAAGTAAATCAATTGCTGCTTTCATTGTTATGTAACTTTTACCAACACCCGCTGGTCCCGAACAAACTGTAATTTCACTATCAATTAAAGTATCGTAATACTTTTTTTGATTTATAGTTAAAAACTTTTCTTTAGTTTTTCTCTTGATGATTTGACCAATTAAATCTTTTTTACTTATTGGTTTACCTGTAGTTTCCGGAGTAGGAGTTGGTTTAGTGTTTTTTGATTTGCTGTATGTAGCCATTTAATTATTGTTGTATAATTTTATGTTTTAATTTATCAACATTTTTCATCGTAAATGGTAATAAATTATTTATGTAGTCATACTGTAACTTCTCAATATTTTTAGGGTCTTCATTTCTAGTTTGACTCTCAAAATGATACGACACTAAATTAAGGTCACATATATTCCTATAACCTAAGATAGTTGTTTTAAAATTTAACTCAACATCTTCAAAACAATTAATATAATTTTCGTTAAAATAGTCACACTGAATAAATACAGATTTTTTTATCATAAGTAACGCACCGGTAGACCCAATAACTTCTGAGATAGAAGATGATTTAGGATAATAATTTCTTAAATTATAATGACTAACATCAAATCTATTATTTTGAATTATCGCAAAAATCCCATCGTGTTGAATTGTATTATCTTTAAAATAAAGCCTCGCACCAATTGTACCTATTTTATTATGAGTTTTAAAATTCTTTAACATACCATAAATAACATTATTAAGAATTTTAATATCGTTATTTGAAAATAGGAGATACTCATATTCGTCCCCTACGTGATTTTTTACAACATCATTATTAATTTTTGCAAAATTATAATAATCATATTCAATAAGTTTTATATCACCAAGTGGTAGTATATTAGTTTTAATCCATTCTTTTTCTGTCTCTGACGACCCAGTGTCGGCAATAAAAACATCAAACAATTTTGAGTTACAGTGTTGATAGAATGAATTAACACAATCAAATAACATTTCTACATTACCTTTAGTCGGTATAATTATCGCAACTTTACCAATATTTTTAATAGGTTTTTCTTTAATCTCAGGGACATATACCTTAGATGGTTTTAAATCTAATGGAAGATTATTACCCCATTTTTCTATAAATTTTTCTCTACTCTCCCAAAATTCTTGATTTGGTTGACCAACAGATTGGTGTGTTATTTCAAAAGATGATGTCACACCAATGTTAACTCCGTCTAAATAATTTGGAACACAAAATAAATGGTCATAGAAATGAAATTTACCAATAGTTTCATCAAATTGATGTTTAATTTTTGTTTTATCAAATGATATGAATAATCCATCAATAGTTACAACAGGAATTAAAAATGGTAGTTTTGCCGAATAATTATTTACCCATTTTTGTTTACCTTCGGGATGATGGTAAACTTGACCAACCATTGTTTGTTGCATACGTTCCCAGTAAACACCGGATTCCGCAAAATAACAAGAACCTGCTTTACCTATGATACCATAGTTAGGGTTATTTTCAAAATCGGTTAATAATTTTTTACCCCACCCATTTTCAAGTTTAATATCATTATGACAACAAACAACAATATTAAAAAGAGATTCTTTAATTCCTTTGTTATATAGTTCAGACAGGGTATATTGGTTATGGTTAACATATTCTAATATTTGAACATCTTTTAATCCGGAACTTTGTAACAAATGTTGTTTAAATTTGTTATTATAAATTTCGTCTTTATGTGTTGAGTAAATTATTGTAATCATTATTTTATTTTTTTATAAATTATAAAGTCATCGTCATTTCTGTTCCCCATATATATTTTTAATATTTCAAAATCAGTCAATTTTATATTGGTGAATATATCCAAATCTTTTCGTTGAATATCTTCAATAATATATAAACCGTCAACCTTCAAGTATTTTGATAATGTTTTAAAGGTTAATAACATATGGTCAACAATGTGACTTCCATCATCAATAATTAAATCAAACAATAAATTAGAATCGTTATTAACATTTCTAATTTCGTCAATTGTTTTATTTAATTCATTCTCGTTAGATTGGTCTGTGTAAAAACAAGATACTCGGTTCTCGGAAAATAACACGTCTCTAAGTATATCTAAACCATAAATCTTTGCGTTAGGAAAAAACTCCTCCCAAGATTTAAGACTAGCACCTAAAATATAGTCATTACCACAAATAGGTTTCATCAATTTATCATTACCAATTCCTACTTCAAGTATATTGGTAAATGTTTCTCTATATGGGTTTAAATGGTTATAATATTCGGGTGAATAAGAATGGTTTATTTTTGAGCATTTGTCTGATTTATATTTGTAAAATATTTTACATAATTCTGTTTCCATAATTAAATTCCTGTACTTCCAAATACATTGGAGCCTCTTTTTTTTATCGTTTATTTGTATTTTTTATTTTCCCAACCTAATTCGTTAATTTTATTTTTTTTTGATTCAAAGTGTTCGATAAAATATTTCTTAGCATTTTCTTCCGCAATTTTATAAATATCTTGGTTTAATTGTGTTGGGTATCCACCATCTAATGGGGACCAATATGAGTGTTTGAAGTTTTCTCGATAGTCTGTAAATTTATAACCTTTTAAATGTAGACTTTTAAACCAACGGTCACCTAAATCTAATCCATACATACCAAAAAATGGTGTATCTCCATTTGGGTATGTTTCTTTATTATTTAATTCTCTATTAATTAAACACGCCCATTCATTAAGTCTACATTCAGGCATTGGTTTTGGGTTTTCTCTATCAATATTATGTAACCCTGTTCTGATGTGAGGAAGTTTCAAACTTAAAACTTCTTCAATTGATGGGTTCCAATCATAAAATTTACTACCACTGCAAAGACCTTCGCTAAATGCGGGGCAATTCCAACATTGACCCATTTCGCCAATTCCAACGGAATCACCAATTTTGTCTAACATATCACCAATTATATCTCCGGTATATAAAACATCATTATGTGTAATAAAAATAAATTTCTTATCACTTTTTTCAATACCGTATTGATATCTTACGGTATGTCTATCAGATTCATCTAAATTATTTATATGATGTTTTGTGAAAATATATGTATTAGGTGTGTGAATAATTAAATTATCAAAATAACTAAAAATCCAAAGTAAACTTTCATTGTATGGTTGGGTAGATTCAATAATTAAATAAATTTTATCAATTTTATCTCCGCTATGTTTCATTAAAGTTTTTAATGTACATAATGTTTGCCAAGGTTTTCCGAATACGTTTATACAAACGTCAACTTTATTATTCATAATGTTCTTCAATTATTTTATTTGTATCGTATTCAACAATTTCAGTTCTTAACCTCCCAATCAATTCATTAAAATTATCTAATAGGGATAATTCTGTTATTTTATTTTTAAAAAATGGTATTCTATTATGACTCTCGTGAGTACCAATATGTCTTAAAAATTGGTCTTTATGTGAATCAACAAACATAACATCATCAATAAGTAATATTTCTTCAGGATTAGTCAATTCAAACATTTTATAAACCGCCCATTGTTCATATGGGTGATTGATGTCACAACCATCTGAAGAATACCATTCTTTAATAAATTTCATTGAATTGGAATTATTTTTTAAAATGTAATATCCGGCACAAGGGGACTCGGGATGCCAAGGTCTGTCATTTAAAAAAAGTATATTTGACTTTTCAACATTACCTTTATTAACTATTGTTAAATTTTTATAATAATCTTGTATTGTTAAATTAATATTATTTAATATACAATCGGAATCAATATACACTATGTAATCGTATTGTTCATATTCGGTCATTGATTTAATTGTTGATAACAATTTAGCCCAAGAAGAATGTCTTAAAGATTTAGACGGTGAGTAACAATTATGTAATGAAAATTCACCATTATTGTGTGGTCTAAAATATTTAAAACCATAGTTATTTTTTTGACAATAATTATAGTTAATTAACGCACATAAAGTATTATAATCACAATTATCTATGTCGTTTATGATATCTCGATTATCAGACATAATTACCAATATATTGTTTGACATATTATTGAATCCCTGTACTTCCAAACCCATTTGAACCTCGTTCTTTTTCGTTTATTTTATTTGTTTGTTGTAAATCAACCCAACCCCCATTCACAACCGGACATAAAACCGCTTGACCTACTTTCATACCTTTTGGTATTGTTACCGATGTTGGGTTAGTATTAAAGATGATTGCTTTAACTTCACCTGTATAACCATTGTCCACAGTTCCCGGTGAGTTTAAGACCATAAGACCTTGATTGATGGCTAATCCACTTTTAGTTCTAACTTGTATCTCATATCCATCTTGAATGTCAAATGATAAACCTGTTGGTACAAGTGCTCTACCAAACGCAGGTATTTCAATTTCATTTACAGAATGTAAATCAAATCCTGAATCACTACCATAATTATATTTAGGTAATGTGGCATCAGGATGTAAAACTTTAAACCCCAAAGGTAGAAGTCTACGTGTCTCAACCATATCTTTTTCAAGTTGAACTATGTCAATATCCATTTCATTTAAAATGTCTTCATAATTCATTTCTTCCGATTCTGTTTGAAGAGACTCTTGTAATTTAAGAATTCTATTTCTTAACTCATTTAAATCATTAATCTCACTCATTATTCTAATTCTTTTAATTTTTTTATTACATCAATCAAAACTAACACATCTCTTTCGCAGTACGCTGTGATTTCAGGTAACATATTTTTATTCCAATATGCGTCGTGAACTTTATCTCCGGTAACATCACCCTCTTTTGGAGACGGAACGTCCATACAAGAACACATTAAGTCCAATGAACCAATTGCAGTGTATGCCCCGTATTGCCAAATCTCTTTGGTGTCGATAGCTTTGATTTCCCACGGCTTGGTATCGTATGATGGTAATAATGTTGGAGGCATTAATCCATTAATAATCATTCTTTTCGCCAACATTGGAATATCAAAATTCTTAAGGTTGTGACCACATAGATAAAAATCTAATTTACCACAACGATTAAGTAATGTTTGACATTCTTTTAATAACGATTTTTCATCATCACCTGAGAATGATTGTTTTTTAATCTCACCATTATCCATAACAAAGGCAACACTTACACAAACAATTTTTGCAAACTCAGGAACTAACGCGGCTCTTTTTTCAAAAACTTTATCGGCCGAGAATCCAGCATCTTCCGGAAATCTTTTTTGGAACCAATCAAAATATTTCTCAAATTGTTTTGCAACATTTGGATTACTTACTTGACACTCTGTATAGTTTTTACAACCACCAACAGTTTCTATATCAAGAAACAATATTTTGGTTAAAGGTATTTTTATCATTTGTTATGTTTTAATTAATTAAACTTTTGTACCAAGAGGCTCTTTCATCTGTAACCTTATTAAGGTCGTATTTGTCTTTTACTGTGTTATATAATCTTTCACCTAACTCTGTAATCATTTCAGGATTTTGAACTAATTTTTTAATTGATTTAGACCAATCACTATGATTTCTTGATTCAGGGATTAAAATAGCATTACCATTATCATTAAACTCTCCATTTTTTAAACAATGTACTAAATCAATAGTATATGGTCCAATCTCAGATGCGATTAACGCCTTTTTATAAAACCCCGCCTCAATAACTTTTAATTGAGATTTCATTCTATTAAAGACGTGATTTTTAATTGGTGCTAAAGATATGTCAAACTTTGAATAATTCATAGCGTAACTTGTAACGGGTTTTGTCCAAACTCTTAAATAAGGTAATTCAATATTTGATTTATATTCTTCTTCCTTATAAGTTAATAAAAATTTCTTATACTCCTCATCAGTTGTTTTATAATTATTTGTAAAGATTTCTTCATATTTTACCCAAACGGTTTCGTGTGGCAAAATAGGTCGTTGTTTTTGTTCTTTAGTTTGAGGGTTGATTTCAGTAACTGTTCCTCTAGTATCAAACCCACAAATAACATATTGTAATTTATCGTTAATGTCTTGATTTTTTTGAACAAACCCTCCTAACAGGTTTAAATCTTGTAGGTGAGAAGACCCACCTAACCATCCTATTCTAATTTTATCAGATGGTGGGGTTGGTTGATTAAATTGTGGTTCTTTTGGATTAATTGCGTTTGGAAAAACAAGGACATTTTTATTTATCTTTCTTATTTCATTTGCAAATATATCGGTGGTTGTTGTAACATATGAAGCAACTTTTAAATTTGCTTTAATTTTCTCGTCAATTTTATTTTGAACAATAATACTGTGAATTGGGTGGTCTACGGTTGGTAACCAATAATCGTCCAAATCTATAATAACAACAATACCTAACGATTTTAACCATTCAATTAACCTTGGCGAATTATCATAATCGTTACCAATAGTTCTGTGAGCGTGGATTATCTGATATTTCTTCCAATATCCAATATTGTTCATTTGAGGTTCGTAGTCGATATCTACGTGGAAGTCATCAGGATATAAGTTTTGTAAAAATACGTGTGGGTCAATAGACCTAAATTTCCCAACACCTGTTTTATCTGAGGGTAATACTAATACATTAATTTTTTCTTTCATATTCTTAAATTATATCCGAAAATATAAGAAGAAATAAAAACAATATCAACCATATAAAATAAAAAACCCTCAACTTGGTAGATGAGGGTTAATCTTGAGAGTAAATAAAGTTAAGAGATTTTTTTTATCTTAGTAACCTTACCTTCAAATATATGTTTTCCAACTTTAAAAGAAAAGACTTCATTAGATTTTTGTTCAGATTCTGATAAAATTCCGTTTTCTTGTAAGACTTCCTCTACAACTTCACGAAGCATAGACTTTAATTCTTTCATATTAAAGTTTGATTGTTGAGGTTGAGATTGTTCTTGAACTCTTTGTTTTGGTTGATTACCTCTAGCGTCAGTGTTCATTAATCTTGCTGCTTTCTCGACTAAGTCATTAGATAATGTTGCCCCCCCTCCCATTGAGTTTGGAACTTCAATTGGGTGCTCAATCATTAATCTTTTGATTTCATCAGGAAGATTTGATGACATAACTCTATCTTTAGTCATTGCTTGTGGCATTGTTGGAGTTTTTGGAATTGATGATAAGTATGGTTCATTTGATTGAGATTCTTGTAAGAATTCTTGTGGGATGTTATATTTTGCCCCAACCGGTTCGTAAGATTCTACTTCAGGTGAACTATATGAGTCCATTGATGGCATATTACCTCTTGGTGTTTGATTGTGTTTATCCATTATTTGTTTGGATATCATTAATTTTTGAATTAAATCAGCTTCACTATTCATATTTTACTGTATTGGTTCAGTTGTCGGTTCTTCTGTTGGTTGACCAAAAACTGCGTTTATAATAACTCTTGTCATACCTTTATCACCTCTTGGATTATATCCCGGTTTTGGTTCGTTAAATTTCTCACCCGTTGGTTTGAATGATGCGATTTTGTCGGCTCTGAATAATCTCCACCCTGGTAAAGGTTGTTCACCTTTGTAAGCGGTGTGAGATGCTCCTTCATTATCCCAAGCTCGTAACACAGGGTTACCGGCTTTAGAATATCCGAAACAAACTGGTTCAATAGTTCTTAAACCACGACCACCCGGTTCATCACCATCGTAGTATACGACAATTCTATCTTTATTTTTTATAGCGCTGACAATTGAGTCGACAGACGCTACTTCTAAAATAAGAGATTTAAATGTGTTGTAAAGTTTCATTACGCACTCGGTGTTGTATATGGAGAATTTGATTTATATTGGTTAAATACAAGTTCTGATTTTCTTTCAAGGATATCTTGGATTGCTCCGGCACTTTCATTATTAGTATCTAAGTCCCCACCTGTACCTTTACCTTGAGCATCTCCAGTTGCAAGAGCGTCAGGGTTAACTGCTGAGTATTCGTTAGCAGTGTCTTTATAATCGTTTTTTGGGAATAATAACGCTCTTTGAGCAGCTGCGATTTGGGATAATTTATTATCCGGTTGTGCGAAATCTAAAGGTTCTAAATTTGCCATATTATAATATTTTTTTTATTAGTTCGTTTATTCTTTTTAAGTTTTCTGTAATATCGGTATTATATTGATTAACAGATGAACTATGACTTTTACTTGGTCTATTCATTGTTCTTACATCATTTTTATCGTGAGTATCTATTTGTTGATTTGGTAATACAATTGATTTAGTTTGGTTTGACGTTTCAATATCATCTCTTTTACCTTGTAAAGTATTGTTAACCCAACTTTTTACATAATGTCCACCATTTAAAATGTGAGGTACTTCATCTTCGTGACCACTGAACTCATCAAACCAATTCTTCATTCGTTTAAGTTGTTGGTAAGTGACTTGTTTCTTTTCTCTTAAATCTTTGTTTCTTTTATATCCTTCAGTTGTTTCATCAACGTCTCCGGCTGCCGAATGACATTGGTGTAGATAATCTACAACATCTTGAGGGACATCAAAAACTTTTCCGTATAAATCACTATTCATTGTCGGATGATTTTAAAGCTTTTATTAACATATTGATACTAATACCTTCTTTATCTGCAATATTTTTTATTGCTTTAAGGTTTTTCTTTAAAATTTTACTAACACCAGTATTTTTAATTATATCAGAATCTGTTTTAGGTTTTTTGGTTAAAATATCTTCGACCATTTTTTTCATTAATCTATGTTGACGTTCTTCTAATGTTTCTTTTTCGGATAATCTTTGTCTTAATTCACCATCTTCAACTTCTGCTTTTGGAAGTTTGCCAAATTCTTCTGCTCTTTCCTCAGCATTTTCAACACCCATTTCTTCAAGAGTTTTAACAGTGTCTTTATAGTCCATATCTTTTGTTTCTTCATAACCAAAGGCTTCAGAATAATCAATCTCATTAATAACTTCTTCAGAACTTTCTTTACCTTCACCATAATAGACTCTATAACCTCTTGTAACAGGGTCGTTTGTAGTTCTAGCCATAACAACATATTGGTCAGTAGTTTTTCTAGGTGATAGTGTGTGGTTAATATCCGGAATTCTTGAACCTAATAAACCACCATCTTCATCAACTAGTTCATCAATTTCTTCTTTGGATTTAAGACCTTTAAGTTTTTTATCCAAACCTTTCTTTGTTACTTTTGATTTTGTTTTTAATGCTGCGGAAACCACTCCTTTAACTTTTTTTTCGTCTTTTTTATCAAACTCAAGTTTATCGTCAGACTTTCTTGATTCTGTTAAAGTGTCTGCCACATTATAATAAAGGGATATTTTGTTACCTCTATCTTTAATATAGAAATAACAATTGTTTCCAAAATATTCGGTATTAAAATTAATCATATCAACTTTTTATATATAAATACTTCGTTTCTGACTATTTATCATAAAAAAGATTGTGAGTCAAAATATAAATCAATTTCCGAAACCAAATTGGGGGGTAAAATTAGCGTTAGACGTTAGTGATATGACGTTATCTACTGATGAAAGAAACTACAAAGAAGAAGTGGTTTTCTCACCTTATTTAATTGCCGAAACATATGGTAACAGATTACCTATTAATTTTGATATTAACGATTCAATATCGGTACAACCAATTTCATTATATTATAAGGAATATGACTTTAATAATATTTTTGTTTCAAAAAATTATTATAACCCCGAGAATATAGATTTAAGTTGTGTAACAGCAGGGACATCTTGTGACATTGGTCTAACAGGTATTGACAACGGATTGGTTGAATCAATGACAGGACAATCAATAACATTCACTAATGGGATTAATGACTATACTAAATTTGATAGATTATCATTTGATAGAAGATTAAAATTATTCCAAGTTACAGGTTATACTAGTTCTAATGTTAGATTCTCAGGATTTGACGATACTATATTATATGAGGTTGTTAGTAAGAATGATAGTGTAGGTAGATACCACGAATTATATGGTGGATTCTATCAGGGATTCTATAGATTATTTGGATACGACTATGATATATTCCCTGAAAGGATGAATAAAGGATGGTCGGTTGAAATGTTATTAAAACCAAGATTATTCAATGAATATTCACCGAGCAGTGGGGAAACAACTTTAAATGAAATTTACCCAAACAATAAAGATATGTTTTTTTATTTTGGGGCTCGTGCTGAAAATAAATTTTATCATTATGCTGACGGGCATCCAAGATGTCTAACAGGTTATACAAGAGTTACATCTGAAGTTACAGGTTTAACGACTTGTGCTTGTTGTGATAATTCGGTAGTAAATAGTAGATGTATATATGTTTATCCTCCAAGACCGACCAAATCAGATTGTGACGGTTGTATTACTTGTGGGTGGGAATATAAATCACACGATTGTCCAATCCCAAGTCCTACTCCGACACCAACACCTACTCCGGTACCATCACCATCAAATTGTGAAACAATCAGTGCTTGTACACCGGGATGTACTTGTTTAATATGTACAACTTGTAACGATTGTAATCCTTGTATTGATTGTAATTTAAACCCTGGTTCTGTTGAAAATACTTGTGAAATCGACCCATTATTTGATTCAATGTCAAACGCATTGGCTTTCAAATTATGTGGTAGTCCAAATAATCCTCAAATAGGTGTAAGAGTATTAAGATTTACTGGAGGTTGTGAAACTAGTGGAACTTGTTCGACAACAGGTATTACTTACACAACAGGATATACAATAGACAACTATTGTTCACCACCGATTTACCCATATTGTTTACAACATAACCCATCGTATTTAGATTTGGAACATTGGTTTCACATTACTGCCGTTTGGGAAAGATATACTTGGTTAGATAGTTGTGATTTATGGTATAGAGGTGGTATTGGAGATATTAGTGAGGAAAAATTATTAGATGGTTTAGCCGATAATTCCGTGTCGTTAATTACGGTACCTTATACACAAGATTGTGGTAAAGACCCAGAAAAAATACAATTAGTTAATCTTAATGAAAAATGGTTAATTGATAAAGATTATAGAAAAGGTAGATTAAAAATCTACATCAATGGTAGGATATTTTATACTATTGAGGATTTTGAGGAAATAATTCCAAGAGCTTTAAGTACTGATAAGGAAAAACAAGTTGGGGTACCTTATAATATTTCGTGGGGTGGTGGGACTCAAGGTTTAAGAGAGAATTTGACATTCTCATCTACAACAGGGACGACTTATATTCAAGACCCTGAGTGTTTACCAACAAATGATTTAGTTGGAACAACATTTAGCGGGTTAACTACTGATATATTATTGGAACAAAATTTTGCGGGTTCATTTGATGGGGGGATATCTCAATTTAGAATGTATGTTGAACCATTATCTGCGGATGAAGTTAAACATAATTTTAATTTATTAAAAGATACGTTTAATATGTTTAATCCAGATTGTCCCGATTGTGGAGAAGTATGTCCGGTTAATGATTTTACATATGTAATAACAACACCGGAAGAACTACCTCCATTTGATTTAGGTAGGATTTATATTCCGGATGAGAGAGATAATAATTATTTAATTAAAGACCATTTTGAATTAATTAAAAGTGTAACTAGAGTTGTAAGACGACCCTTACCAACAAAAACACCTACACCTACAAAAACAAGAAGTCTTGTACCAACACCTACTCCAACACCAACAAAAACAATAAATATTACCCCGACACCTACCCCGACAATTACACCGACAAAAACAAGAAGTATTTTACCAACCCCAACACCTACGCCAACAATTGTTGGATTAACAAGTAGATATTGGGATGCTAATGTTTGGTGGGGAAATCAAGGAAATACTCCTCAATGTGTAGGATATGCTTGGGCACATTGGATTGCTGACGGACCTATAGTTCATTTAGGTGTTCAACCACCGGTAAATCCGACAACAATATATAAAGAAGCTCAAAAAGTTGACCAATGGCCTGGTGAGAATTACGCAGGAACTTCGGTTAGGGGTGGTGCTAAATATTTAAACACAACTCGTAAAATTGGTAATTATTATTGGGGTTACGATGTTCAAACATTAATAAATACATTATTACAAATTGGGCCGGTAGTTGTTGGTACTAATTGGTATCGTAATATGTTTTACCCAAATTCAAATGGAGTGATTAGTATTGGAGGTTCATTGGCTGGTGGTCACGCCTATGTGATAAATGGTGTTGATACAGTTAATAGATTATTTAGAATAAAGAATAGTTGGGGCCAATCTTGGGGTAAATCGGGTCACGCATTTATCTCATTTACAGATATGACAAGATTAATAAATGAACGAGGTGAAATATGTTTGGCCGTTGAAAATAATTTTTAAAAGATGAGTTCAATAATAATACAAAGTGTAAGTCATATTGGTGAGACAGCAAATATCATATTTAAACCGTCAAAAGTTAATGTGGTGATTAATTTAGGTAATCAAATTCTACCTTATGAGTTTGACCCTACATTATTATCTCCTCCTCGTAACGTATACGGAACTTATACTATTTTAGTTGAAGGGTCAGATTGTCCTATAATAATGAATGTACCTGAACCTACACCGACACCGACACCGACACCGACAATAACAAGAACAGCAACACCAACAGTTACTCCAACAATGACACCTACACCAACATTTGACCCTTGTAAAGTACCGACACCAACACCAACTGTTACAAAAACTCAAACACCAACACTAACGGTTACCCCAACAAGAACACCAACACCTACGTTTGACCCTTGTAAAGCACCAACACCGTCAATTACTCCAACAAATACTGTTACTCCAACAATTACTTTAACCCCTACCGTGACACTAACATCAACTCCAACCCCAACACCAACATTAGAACCATTAAATTTAGAACTTTTTGTTGAATATGAACCGGGTTCAATAATCTCGTATTATACATTAGTATTAAACCGTCCACATAGTGAAGAAATAAATGTTACTTTTGAAAATGTTCTAAATGTTTATAGTGGTTCTCCAATTACAATATTTACAGGTGTTACGGTTAGTTTGGGAAGTTTATCAGGACAAACTATTGTTACAATAAATGAAGATTATAACAACTACACAGGAGAGCCGTTTTTTAGTCAATTATCAGGAACTCCGGTTGGAAGTACATATGAAATTATTGTTATTCCTTTTATTCCTACGCCAACGCCAACACCTACATTTACAAGTACCCCTACACCAACATTTACAAGTACTCCTACACCAACTCCTACACCTTCAACACCAATTGACATTTTAATTAACCCAATTTTAATCGGTAATGATGAATATATAAGTGTTGGGAATAATGAATATTTAGAGTATTGATAATCCATCTTAAAAAATTAAACTATTTATAAAATAAAAAACAAATTATGTCATTAACAGGTAAAACAATTGGACAACTAACATATCTTTCGGGAGTAACAACGGATACATTATTTCCTGTAGAATTGAGCGGTGATACATACCATATAGCATATTCGGCATTCACTAATTCAAACTATAACGAAGGAACTTACGATGAGTTATATTCATTCGCCACAGGTGAAACACTAACCGCAGGAAGTTATTATTTAATGACTGACTTCCAAACGTGTTACGACCAACCAAACTATGATGTTAATGGTGCCCCAATAACTATCGGTAATTATAAGACAGGAACAACAGAACCTATATTATTGTTGGCAATTTCAACAACAGGATTCTCCCCTACAGTTTATTCAACACTATATCCACAAGATAAAATCTCTTATGATATTACTTGGAATGCAACTGAAGTTACAGATAATCCTGCTAAAGGTAGAATTACTGAAAGAATTGACGAGTTTAATAACAGAACAGATTATGACCATAGACAAGTGGTATTTAAACGATACGAAACATCACTTTCAAGTGGTATTTATACAGTAATTAAAGATAATGGGAATCCTTACATTGATGATATTCCAACTTTTGGAACAGGTTGTTATTCTAATAAAATAGGGAACTTTTATACCACCTTAGATTTAAACAATACAGGTTTTATTTTATCAAATAATATATTTGATGATGATTGTTGGGACAATACAACAGGAGCAGATTTTTATAATAATACAATAGGCTCATTAGTTTACGAAAATAAGTTTGGAGATTTATGTCACGATAATGTAATACAAGGAGATGCTTATAACAATGTAATGAATAATAATTTTAGTTTAAATGTAATAGGTAGTCAGTTTTATAATAACTCTATTTTTAACGGATTTAGATTAAATGTAATAGGTTCACAATTTCAAGGAAACGAAATTTTAAGTGGATTTAGAGAAAATACAACATCTGATGGATTTGTTAAAAATAGAATTGGGTATGATTTTACAAATCCAAGCATTATAATTGGTACAAACTTTTTAGATAATCAAATAGGTAATAATTTTAGTTTAAATGTTGCTATTGGAAATAGTTTTACTAATAACGTAATAGGAGATAATTTTCAAACAAATTCAATAGCAGATAATTTTTTAAACAATCAAATAAAAAATTATTTTCTAAGTAATACAACAGGTAATGTTTTCTCATCTAATAATATAGGAGATAATTTTAATACTAATACCATATATTTTGAGTTTAGAAAAAATTCAATATTAAATGGTTTCAATCTAAACACAATTGGGGATGTTAATAATTCAGGTCTTCTTTTTGAGAACAATCAAATAATGAATAACTTTAAAGGAAATGACATTCAAGGTAATTTTTGGAGTAACCAAATTAAAACAGATTTTAAGGGTAATGATATATTTG